TGGATTTAGGCATAGGTTTTGGTAGGGATGAATCTGAGTGGGAATCATCAGGATTGTCTTTTGATGAATGGAAATATAAAGAAGCTAAAGTTCCTTTTGAGGAAAGATTTAATCTTATCATAAATAGAAATTTTCAAAAGGAATTAGATCTGCAAAAGAAATTGGATTTGTTATACAAGGAAAATTATGTAATTACCCATTCTATTGGTTCTAAAGGTAAAGTAGATTTTGATGAACACGACTCCGTAGAAATCAATCCTGTTTCTGGATTTACGGTATTTGATTGGATCGGAATAATTGAAAGAGCTTCTAAAGTTCTTTGTACAGATAGTTGCATAGCTCATTTAGTGAATCAATTAGGGCTTGCTGTAGGTAGGAGAACTTTTCAACCTTTAGGTAATTATTTTGGAAGAACGTTAAAAATGGCTGTTCCGAAAATCAATTGGGAAGGTGAAAAGGAAGCCACTAAGATTAAAGCTCCTCGTGTTAAATCTAACAAATCAAACTGTACTCTACTTGTTTCATTACCGGGTTTACATACCGGAGACTGGCCCCTTTATCCTTTGGGGGTAGGCTATCTATCTTCTTCGTTGAAAAGAGATAGAAATGTATCATCTATACACTTTCAAAAAGAACGTCATGTAGATGATATTCTTCCTAAAATTTTGGCTAATTCTCGCCCCGACGTTGTAGGATTTACTTGCTCTACTTTTAATCGTGGAGCAGTTCGTAAAGCTATTCAATTGGTAAAAAGTATTCTTCCAGAATCTTCCGTAGTGCTTGGGGGAGTTCACGCTACGTATTTTCCTCAACAAATGATTAAAAATTATGGGGCAGATTATGTAGTTATGGGAGAAGGAGAAAATACCCTTCGATATTTATGTAATGCTTTAGAAGAAAAAATAGATTTGAAAAATATTCGTGGATTATCTTATTTAGATTTTCAAAACGAAGTTGCTATTAATCCTTCCGTTATTCCAATAGATAATTTAGATGATCTTCCTTTTCCTGATTATAGTTATGCAGAACAAATAATAAGAGATAGTAAGATGGGAAGTATCATAACTTCTAGAGGATGCCCCGCTCGTTGTAATTATTGCTCTACTAGTCATTATTGGGGACAAAAAATTAGAGTTCATTCCGTAGAAAGAGTTTTAGATGAAATTGAAAGACAAATAGATCTTTATGGAATTAAAAAGTTATTTTTTCATGACGATACTTTTAATTTATCAGAAATACGAGTTAAAGAAATTTGTCAAGGCATGATAGACAGAAAATTTAATTTAACTTGGGCCGCTCATGGAAGGGTTCACCCGGTTTCCTCCGAAATGTTAGATGCCATGGTGGAAGCTGGGTGTCGTCATATTTGTTGGGGAATAGAATCTGGATCTAAAGAAATTCTTCAATCTATGAATAAAAAAATAGACTTTCAGCAAATTGAAAGAACGTATAATTTATGCACTAAATATAAAGATGTAATGACTACTGGGGCTTTTACCATGGTAGGATACCCAGGGGAAACGGAACAAACTATAAAAGAGACTTGTAATTTTTTAAATAAAATTCCCTTGACGGATTCCCCCAGTTCCTCCGTTTTATACGTTCTTCCGGGGACTCAAGTTTATAAGCAACTAGAAGATCGAATTGGGGATTCATATTGGGAAGATACGGATGATGTATTTTATAATACTACTGAACACTCTTTGGAAACTCTTCATAAATGGGCAGGAATGGTAGGGGGCAGTGGAAATAGATTACCATTTGATATTAAAAAACATTTTTGGGATGGTGTTTTAATAGGAAAAATCCCTTCTCCTAAACCTCCTTCTTTAGATTTTAAAAAAAATTCTGATTGCCCCTTACATTTCTTTACTATAGTTTTGAATGGAATGCCTTTCATAAGATACCATATAAGAATGTTGCAATCCCTTCCGTTTGATTGGCATTGGCATATTGTAGAGGGAGTAGCAGATTTAAAGTATGATACCCAATGGTCAATAGCATTAGGTGGTAAGATAGTAGATAAAATTCATAATAATGGATTGAGTAATGACGGCACTACAGAATATTTAGATTTATTAAAACAATTATTCCCAAATAAGATTTCTGTATATAGGAAAGGAAATGGTAATTTTTGGGATGGTAAAGTGGATATGGTTAACGCCCCTATTTCATATTTACCAGATAATTGTATACTTTGGCAAGTAGATGTAGATGAATTTTGGGATTTAAAAAGCATAAATAGAATGATAAAAATGTTTAAAGATGATAAAGAAAAGATGGCTGCTTATGTATATTGTCATTATTTCGTAGGTCCAAAAAAATATGTAGCATCTATGAATACTTGGGCTACTTTACCGGAAGATTGGTTACGAGTATTTAGATTTTACAAAGGATTTCATTGGAAAAAACATGAGCCTCCGACGTTAGTGGATAAAGATGGAAAAGATTGGGGCAGAGAAAAATTTATATCTAGAGATGATACGTTAAGAAATGGAATCTCTTTTCAACATTTTGCCTATGTAGATTATAAACAAGTTGAATTTAAGGAAATTTATTATGGTTATTCAGGGGCTATAAACAATTGGAAAAAGATGCAAAATACTAATGGAGAAGAAATTAACCCTCGTAAATTTTTACCATGGGCAGGAGATGCTTTAGTGAAAAATTGGAGTGATTATAATGGAGAAAAATTACTTTACCCAGGCGAATGGATGTTATGAATAATATAGATATTTCTCAGAAAACTTGGCATGTTAATAAGTACAAAGAAATGTTAGAAAAAGGACCAGAGGCTTGGGATGGACTTATTAATCCCGATAGTATATGGTACTTCTTGCACACAGATTGCATAGATAAAATTAAGGAATTTTTTCAAAATATACCTCCATCTACTTTTCTTACTTTGGGAGATGGGTACTGCGGGAGAGAAGCTATTCATATAAAAAGATTTGGGTTTGGTCATAAAGTTCACGCTTCTGATTGGCAACCTTGTCTTATAGAATTGGCGCACAGTATGGGACTAGTAGATGAGTTTTCAAACCAAGATATGAATTCGTTAACTTTTGAAGATAATTCTTTTGACTTTGTTTTTATAAAAGAATCTCTTCATCATATGTCTAAACCATATCTTGGGCTTTATGAAATGTTTCGTGTGGCGAAAAAGGGAGTTATTTTGATAGAACCGAGTGGGGATAATGAACCCCGTTATCATTTCAATAATTTTGAACCAACGGGAAATTATATGTTTGGTTTTTCATCCCACGAATTAGTTAAAATAGGTCTAGCTTACGGATTTAAAAACTTTGTAGTAACGTATGCTTCCGTTCATTTTGGACGACATAATATTGATAATATTAATGCAGGGAAAGTAGATGAGGAGAAAAGGAGATTGATAAATTTAGATAATCAACTTCCCTTGAAAGATAGGCCATTATTAATATTTTTCTTTTTGAAAGAAGAAAAACTTTTAGATGCTTTTAAAGATGAAAATAGATTTAAGAAAGTGAGGATCTAAATTTGGTTCCCCATTATGCTGATTTTAAGGATAGAATATCTTCCGTAGAGGGCCTTTTATTTCCGGGGGAGGATGAATTTCTTTTTAATATGTCTGCCCAAATGCCTGAAGATGGCGTTATAGTTGAAATGGGTAGTTATTTGGGAAAGTCTTCAGTATCCTTGGGATTTCCTTGCTTAGGAACTAAACGAAAAGTTTACTGCATAGATCTTTGGGGAACAGAATCTTGGTTTACTAGTTGGAAGGAAACGATAAATAAATTTGGACTTTCTGAAAATGTAATTCCGTTGAGAGGATATGCTGGAGATATTTTACGAGATTGGGAAAAGTTGACCGGGGGAATAAAAATAAATATGGTATTTAATGATACTTCTCATTGTCTCCCAAGTGTTCTGAACGAGTTCGTTTTGGTTTATCCGTGGGTAAAAAATGAAGGGGTAATGGCTTTTCATGATTATACTCATGCATCTTACCCCGACGTAGCTAAAACTTGGGAAGTAGTGAAAACGATGTTATTGAATCATAAATCCATGGGATCAATTGTTTTAGGTAGAAAGGTTGAAATCAAATGAATTTAATGATGGTCGATGCTCTATCAACTTTTGGTAAGACTTTGCGAGGAGTTATTCAAGATGTTAAGCCTAAGAAAATTATAGAAACTGGGACGTATTTGGGCAAAGGTACTACCACCGTAATAGCATCGGCTTTGAGAGATTTTAATATTGACTCTACAAAATTTTACTCAATAGAAGTAAATCCTCAATATTTTCGATCTGCATATATCCATCTTAGAGATATGGGTTTATTAGATTACGTGATGTTGATAAACGGATTATCTATATTCAGAAAACAACTTCCAAATAAAGATGAAATTAAGAAGAATTTTTTGGATAAAGAATGGCCCAAAGAAGTCTATATCGACCATAGTAAAGAAACTAGAGTTGATCGTTACTTCGAAGAAACTAACTTTGATAATGTTCCAGAAGGAGTATTATTAACTTGTTTAGGAAAATTAAGTCAATCTCCTGATTTGGTACTTCTTGATAGTGGTGGTCATATAGGAGGGATCGAATTCGATACTTTGATTCCCGTTTTAAAGAAGGAATGTATTATTGCATTAGATGATGTTTTTCACGTAAAGCATTATACAAATTTGAAAAAAATAGAAAAAGATCCTAGATTCAAAATTTTATATTTATCTAAAGAAAAATTTGGGTACTGTATAACTCATTTTCGACCGGAGGTAACTTGAATCCATTAAAACTTTTCTGGGGAACGGTAACAACTGATAAAAACGTCGGAAACTTATTCGGCTACCGCACCCATAATACCATGCTTCGTAAATATACTGAAATGAGGGATGATGTAATAATAGTTGGTACTATAGATGAAGCAGATGCATGTTTATATATCACCACTCCAGAAGTATTCAATTCCCGTCCAGATAAACCCACCTTTCTTTTTACGATGTTCGAAGCGACCCGTCTTCATGAAATGTATGCAGAGAAAATTCAGAAAGCGGACTTCATTTTAGTTCCTAGTAATTTTGTAAAAGGTATTTTTTCACCCCATTTTCCAGAAGATAAAATTTGGGTAGTTCCGCATGGAGTAGAAGAAGATTTTGGATTTGTACTCCGAAAAAGGAACCCAAAAAAATTTCGTTACTTATGGATAGGTGCTCCGAATCCAAGGAAAGGATATCAAGAACTTATCTACGTTTGGGGGAAACTTGGTCTCGCTTCTAATCCAGAAATAGAGTTATATATAAAAACAACACGTGTTCCTAACGTGACGATTCAAAAAAAGGGAAACGTTATTTTAGACAGTAGAATCGCTACTAAGGAGGAAATGATAAAAATTTATCAAGATGCCCATTGCTTTGTTTGGCCAACTCGCGGTGAAGGATTCGGATTGCCGTTGGCAGAGGCCATGGCGACGGGACTTCCTTGCATAGCCACGGGATTTAGTGGGGTGCTAGATTTCTTTGATAAAAAAGTAGGATACCCTTTGAAATATAAATTAGGGTTGATGGACATGACCTCTCCGATATACGGGGATATGGGTAAGGTGGAAGCGGCTTTCCCTGATGTAGCTGATTTAGTAGAGAATATGGTTTTTGTTAAAAATAATTATAAGCATGCCTTGGAAAAAGGAAGATTAGCAAGTCATCGGATAAAAAGTAGATTTACGTGGGAAAATTCTGCTGAAACTTTAGTCAACTCTATCCGAGCAGGATTGGAGGAGAATAGAAATGCCTTATGCCACTAAAGTACAAGTTAAAGCATATTTGGAAATTAAGACTTCTGAAATTAGTAAGGATGATTTAATTGACGCTTTGATCGGTTTCTGCGATGAATTTATCAATGAATATTGTAATAGAACTTTTACTCAGGCAGCTGTAACAGAGTACCACGATGGTGGATCAAATAAAGTATTTCTTAATAGATTCCCTGTAGCATCTTCTCCGGCAGTTCAAGTTTGGGATAGTTGGGATAGGTCTTATGCCAGTACGGATTTAATCGACTCCGATGATTATTTTGTAGATACTGAAAATGGTATCCTTAAATTTGATTATGATATTGGAGGATCTCCGGGAGCGGTAAAAGTTACTTATACTGGTGGGTATTCTACCATTCCCGGTCCTATAACTCAGGCTTGTATTGAATTGGTAGCTAGAAAATTGAAAGAGGGTCCTAGTGGAGGGTTAGGGGTTCCTAGTAGATCCCTTCCTAATGGGGGTAGTGTAACATTTGAAATTGGTGCTCTTCTTTCTCAAACTAAGATAGCTCTAGATGCCTACAGTGTATTACCCTAAATGAAGCAACTTTCGTCGCTTCAACATAGGATTTCCGGTTTCACGAGCACTAGCAAGGACAGAGGACTTACGTCCTCTGCCTTGGCTGACGGTGCCTCCACCGGCAGTCACGGCGATCCCCGCCGCGATCATTCTTTGGGCTTCATTTCTAATATTCTTAGCGGCATTGACATCGCGGTCGTGCAAGGTCTTGCACCTATCGCATCGCCAAGAACGAATGTTAAGAGGCATCTCAGATTGAACATGAAGACAGACGGAGCAAGCTTTGCTAGAGGGGAAGAAACGATTCACTTTGATGAAACCTTTTCCTACCCTCTCAGTTTTATAACGGAGGAATTCAACCAAAGTTCCCCATCCTACATCGCTGATAGCCTTAGCAAGTTTATGATTCTTCATCATACCTTTAACATGCAAATCCTCGACGGCAATGACTTGGTTTTCGTCAACAAGCCGTCGAGAAATCTTATGGAGATAATCTTTCCTACAATTAACAACCTTTTCATGGGCCTTAGCTACCAAAATTCTGGCTTTGTTTCTAGATTTACTTCCTTTCATTTTTCTAGAAAGTTTTTTCTGTTTCCTTTTCAAATTCTTTTCAGCCTTCAAAAGATGGCGAGGATTATCAAATTTAGCCCCATCACTAGTAATAGCAAGATGATTCAAACCAACATCAATTCCAATAACTTTTCCTTCAAAAGAAGGAGAAGGAATGGGAACCCCATTATCCGTCAGAATAGAAGCAAAATATTTACCAGAAGGAACACGACTAATCGTAACAGTTTTGATTTTACCTATGATTTCTCTGTGAATGATGGCTTTTACCAAACCAATTTTAGGAAGGTAAATTTTATTTTCTACAATTTTAACGCTTTGTGGGTATTGAATAGATTGATTTCCTCTTTTAGATTTGAATTTAGGATACTTTGCTCGACGTTCAAAAAAGTTTATGAAAGCTCGGGACATATGAAGACAAACGGATGTCAACACCTGACTATGTGTTTCAGAAAGCCAAGGATACTCTTCTTTAAGTTTAGGAAGACGATAAGTCAATCCAAACTGACTAAAACCTTTCCCCGTTTCTTGATAAACTTTTTGGGTTTCTGCAAGGCTATTATTCCAAAGCCATCTAGCACAACCAAACGCTTTTGCAAGAGATTCTTCTTGCAAAGCGGACGGGTAGATGCGGATTTTGGTGGCTGTTAACATGATATTAGTATATACTAAATTCGTAGTAAGTAAAAGAAATATTTTCTTTTGGAAATGAAATTTGTTATTCTCTTGATCTAAATTGAAAGGCGCAGAAAATGGCAAACTCTTTCGAACTGAAATTCGTTCTCCCTCCGGGGACTAGTGCTATTTCTAGATTACCTCCTTTGATTCAATCTAACGTTATTAGAGCTTTAAAAGATGGAATGCTAATAGCAGAAAGAATATCAAAAACTCAATATTTATCTGGCCCTCGTCCAGAAAAATTAGCGGTAAAAACGGGGCTTTTGAGAAGTAGAGTTTTAGGAATTCTGGCTGGGACTGGGGGCGATCCAAAAGTATTTGCTTCAGGTGTTTTAGGCGTATCAGGAGTAATTTATGCTCGTATTCATGAATTAGGGGGTATTACTAAACCACATCCTATTGAAGCTAGAAATAAGCCTAGATTAGTTTTCTTTTGGAAAAAGAAAGGAATTTGGATGAGCATTCGAAAAGTAAGCCATCCGGGGTCTAGAATCCCTGCTCGTCCTTATCTAAGACCGGCTTTTGATCAAGCAAAACCTAGCATAGAAAATTTGATACAATTGGCTATAAATAAAGCATACAAGGATAGCTAATGTCAACACGAAACGATATTTTAGAGGATATTAAAACTTGTTTGAAAGATTATTCTAAAGCTACAGATGTAGTCAGGAAATTTGTTTTTTTTGATGAGGTTCCGGCATTTCCTTATTTAATGGTATTAGGGGGGGATGAACCTTTTGAAGATGAATTAGGGGATTCTACTTTAAGTCGTATGCGAGTTAGGGTAGTTGGTTATTCTAAGAGTGCAGAGGAACCTGAACAGGAGCAATGTGATTTAATAGAAGATGTTCTTAAATGTCTGGATGATGATACATTTAATCTAAGAAAGAAATATATGCGTCCATTGGGTGTTGAAACTGACGAAGGTATGTTACATTCAGCAGGAAATGGAGTTGCTATGTTTGTTCTGAATTTGGAACTTACGTATAAATTTTTAAGGAGCGCACCTTAATGGAAAGTAATAAATATTGGGATAGTTCTATAAAACTTGGTTGGGCTTGCCCTTTGTCATGGCCTTATTTGAATTCCACTACCCACATTTCTTTACTAGCTATGGATCGTCCTGATTTTATTCTTCTAGAAGCATCTAGAGGAGGAGATATTGCTGAAAAGAGAGAAGCTCAAGTAGATGAAGGATTACGATTGGGATGTACCCATATAGTATTACTAGATGCAGATATGGTTTATCCCCCAAGCACTTTACGAGATTTATTTTCAATAATGGAATCTCATAATGCTGATATGGTGGGAGGACTTTGTTACAGAGGGTACGAGCCATATGATCCTCTCATTTGGAATCCTACTGAGGAGGGTTTACTTAAACCCTTTGAAGATTACAAATTCGGAGATATAGTATCCGCAGGGGCTACGGGTGCCGCTTGTTTATTGGTCAAGCGGGGTGTTTTTGAAAAGCTACCTCGTCCATGGTTTCGTGTTCAGACGGAAGAGAAAACGGTGGATGGCAAGATCGTTGTAATTCGAAGGGGGGAAGATACTTATTTTACTAGGAATGCAACTAAAGCTGGATTTAAACTTTTGATTAATACTGATTATGATATTGGGCATCTTAGGGAGTTTGCTGTGGATCGTCATTTTTGGATTACTTACGGCATACTTAACCAGCTTGGAAACTGGGGTACGGCTTTTAAATTATTTAGAAAACTGAAGGATAAAGAGTGGTTGAAGAAAGAGTTCGGGGGAGATTAAAAAATTTAAGGGAGGCTCCGCAAGGAGTAATTATAATGATGGAAGTAGAGGGTTTTCCAACAACTAGACAATATGTAGGAAAGGAGAATTAGTATGGGCGACCCTTTGATGGGGAGGTATGCAAGTATTAAGAAAGGTTCCGTATTAGTCGAAAACTTGGGAAAATGGACCCTTGATATTAAGATGGATGAGATTGATACTTCCGTCTTTGGGTCTGTTTGGGGAAAGAAGATTCCTGGAATGCAGGCGTGGACCGGGACGGTGGAAGGATTTTATGACCCCGCTGATACAAATGGTCAGAAGGCCCTTCATGATGCGGCGTTGGCGGCAACCAAGTTGACAGATATTCGGTTCTTTATTGACTCCACCAGCTACTGGACTCCTGATGTCACTGCGGAGACTGCCGCCGGAGCGTACATTTCTTCTATCAACGTGGGACACGACAAGGCAGGTGTAGCATCGATCACTATGAATGTGATCGGATACGGTAAAATCGCACTCGTGTAATATATGTTGTATGATCGCGGCGGGGATCGTCGTGACTGCTAACTGAGGCACTATTAGACAAGACAAGGATTGAAAAATCTTTTGTACTTGCTGGTGCCCGTGAAGTTAGAAGCCCTTTTTTGGGGCAATCCACGGGGGCGTTACAATGGTATTAAAAGGGCGTTAAAAGGGGGGCGTTACAATGGCGTTAAAATTGAAGAGGTTTCAAGCAGGAAAGTGGTTTGATTATCCGGGAGCGGAAGGGGTCCGGTTTTTGATCCGGCCCCTCCCTCTTTCTGAAGGGCTTGCTATTCGTTCTAGAATTCGGGAACGGGTTCCTACAGAAATCGACATGACTCAAGGGAAGACAAAAGGGAAAATTACTACTCTTTTGGAAGATATTGATACCGGGAAATACACTTGGGAAATTTTTAATTTTATCCTTCAAGATGTAGAGGGGATTGATTTAGAAGATTCCCCCGAAGCCTCTTTGGAGGAAAAGAAAAAGGCTATTTTTGATGATATATCTCTCCGGGAGTTTATTTCAGAACAGTCGGAGTTAGTTCGTCAAGATGGGGAACGAAAACTGGATTCTGAAATAAAAAACTGACCCTGCTCGCCGAATGGATTAAAGAAAAAAGGGAGACTAAATTCTGGTGCGAGACTTGTCGAGAGCACTATGAATTTAGGAGCAAGCGAGCAGGCAAGGAAATATCTCCTCCGTGTAATGATTGTTTTCCGGGGGTAGATTTTGAAAACTCGGAAGCTTGGGAGGTATTTCAATTAGCTAGTGCTGATCCTTGGGGGGTGAATCCTACGGGGGTAATTGAAGTTTGTAAGGTTTTAGAAGTGGAAGATATTCAAGAATGTTTATTTAAAGTTTTAAGATTAGCTCAAGTATTAGAAGCGGAATCCAAAAATAAACACTCCCCCAAGGAGGAAAATAAAATTGGCTGATAAGGATTTAACATATAGATTGGTAATTAGAGATGATGGAACTCCCATTCTTCGTAAAATTGCCATTGAAGCGGAGAAAACTGGTGCTAGTGTAACTGCTGCTACCGCCAAGGCTGTTTCCACTCCTAAAGTAGTTCCTTTTCAAATGGCTCCTCAAATGCAAGCTAATGCTGCTTTTTGGATGGATCCTGCAGTTAAAGCTCAAGAAGAAGGAATGAAAAAGGTAACTGGGGAAATAAAGACTCAGGTAGCAGAAGCAACAAATTTAGAAAGAATTATGGAACGTATACAAAGAACGATGGCAGCTTTCGTAGCTGTTTGGGCATTTCAAAAGGTTGTTCAGGGATTTTCCTCTATGATAAGTATAGGAATAGAATATAATGCTACTTTAGAACAATCTAGACTTGGAATGGCGGCTATTCTTACTGCTCAGGGGCAATTTACAGATTCTAGTGGTAGGGCTTTACAAGGTACTGAGGCATTAAATGCTGCTATGGAAATGTCTTCGGATATAACAAAAAAATTACAGATGGATAATCTTCAAACAGCAGCTACTTATCAACAATTAGTTAAGGCATATCAGCAAACGATAGCTCCTGGATTAGCTGTAGGATTTGATCCCAATCAAATTAGGCAATATACTCTAGCAATGGTCCAAGCTGCCAGTGCTATGGGCTTGAATTTGGATATGTTAGCAGAAGAAACTAGATCTATGTTGAGAGGGGCAATTACCCCTCGTAATACTTTGATTGCTACTGCTTTGGGTCTTAGAAATGAAGATATTCGTAAATATAAAAATGATGCAGAAGGATTATATAAATTTATTATGGGAAGACTTAGTGCTTTCGGAGTTGCTGGAGATATGGCTCAAAAAACTTGGGCAGGAGTTACATCTAATGTTAAAGATGCTATAAGTATGGTTTTAGGCGAATCTTTTAAACCTATGTTTAATTATTTAAAATCAGAAATGATTAATATTCAAAATAGTTTAGTTACTTGGACTGCAGAGGGTCCTAAATTAAATGAAGCCGTCGTTTCTGGATTTAGGGAAGTTAGTGATTTAATGGTAAATATGTTAAAATTATCTAAGGAGATTGCTAACACTCTAGCTTTGCCAACAACTTCTTTATCTGTACTTATTAAATCTATTAATTTTATGTTAGAAAAATGGACTCAAGTGTTAAGTTTTATTTCTAAGCCAGTAGCTGCATACAAAAATGTAGTGGAAGGATTATCTTCTGCTATTAAAAATAAAATGGATTTTAGTAAGAAAACCAAAGAACTTAGTGGATCAGAGGATATGCCCTTTGGAGATATAAGTTATGATGTAAAATATGTTGCTAATAGAATGGAACTTGATAAAATTGATAGAGAAATAGCAGAACAAGTAGCTAAAATTAATCTTCAAATCGCTACTCAAAATAAAAATTATAAAGAACAAATATATTTGGTAGATATTCTTACCAAAGCAGAAATTGAGAAAGCCCAAGCTGAGGGAAAATTTAATTTAGAATTAGAAAATGCTCTTAAAAATCAAGGGGAGCAAAGGAAGAAGCATTTATTAATTCAGCAAGAAATGGAGAGATTAGGATGGGGAGGAGAAACTTCCTCAATTAAAGCTCAAATGGCGGAGATGGTTGGAGATATTCAAGAACAAGTTAATTGGGAAAGACAATCTCTAAATATCACTATTGAAAGGAATAGAGCAGGATTAGGAGTTAGAGATAGTTTACAAAAACAATCAGAAGAAGCAAAAAAATTGAAATTTGAAATTGGTGCTGTTAGAAGAATAGAATTAGATCGTCTTAATTATGAATCTAAAATTACTACTCTTCAATCCTCCGTATCTCAAGTAACAGGGGATTATGAAGCTCAAGCTAATTTAGTAATGGAAATTTATCAAAAGAAAATGGATATATTAGCTGCAGAAGGAAAAATTAGTGTAATACGTTTAAATGAAATTAGTAAATTAGAAGCTGTTTTAGCTTTATATGCTAAAGAAGATATTTTAGCAAAAGGAATATTATCTCATTATACTACTAAATGGGAATTGGAATCTCGTTTGGCAATAGCAACTGATAATACTGCTAAATCTTTAGATATTCAACAAATGCAAGCTAGTTTAGTTACCCAAGAATTGGAAAGAATATTGGAAAGAGCTAGGAAAATTACTGAACCAAATGAAAAATATATAAAACAATTAGAAGATATTTTGGGGATTACTAAGCAAACTAATGCAGAAGAAGATAAAAGAAGAAGATTAGAATCATCTTTTTCTCAAACAGGGAGATCTCTTGGGTACCAATCTGATATAGCTAATATGTCTGGAAATTGGGAGGCTTCTAAGACTATAGAAAAAGAACTTCTTAAATTGGAATTAGATCGAGCATTGGCTATTGAGGGACTTTCTGCTAAGGGTAAAGAATATGCTAATATATCATACCAAATGAAAACGGCTGAAGCAGAAGCTCAAAGAACTTTGAATCAGTCTCAATTAGAAGAAATAGGAATGAAGCAATATGCTTTTAAATTGAATCAAGATTTAGTAAATCAATATTCAAATAAGATTCCTAACGCTATAGATCTTAGTGTAAATGCTTTTGGTACGTTCTTAGAAAGCATTGGTTCTGGTACTAAATCCATTGGAGACAATTTCCGTGCTTTATTTGCTGATATCGGGAAGGGGATTCTCAAACTTTTAATAGAAATTCAAATGGCAGAATTGAAATTAGCTATTATGAAATCGTTAGGATTTGTAGATAGTTCTATTATATCGGCTATCGTTAGTCCCGCTGCGGGGGCTGTTCCTTTGGCGGGAACAAGGGCCGGGGGGGGGCCTGTTTCTGCCGGATATTCGTACCTTGTAGGAGAGCGTGGGAAGCCGGAAATTTTCACTCCTAGCGTGTCGGGGAATATTTCTCCAGTAGGAGGAACTCAAAATATTAAGGTTCAAATTATAAATGAAAGTGGGGTTCCTGTTCAAGCGAAGAGTGCCAAGGTAGATGTTAGGCCTGATGAATATATCATATCTGTAGTGATAGATGCTGCAGCAAGGAATAGGATGGGATTTAGAGATATGATGGGAGGCGGGTAATGGCAGATTGGCCATCTATTTCTGCTCCTCGCACTATTGAGGAAGAGTATTATAAGCCCCAAATTAAAACTGAATTTGAAGCAAATTATACTCAATCCCGTGCTGCTAGTTCTAGGGCGATTCATCGTTGGAATTTAAGTTTTGTTTTATCAGAAACCGATTTGGGGACACTTCATACTTTTTTTAATACCAATTTAGGCATTGCTTTTAATTGGACAAATCCCAGGAATTCTACTACGTATTCTTGTCGATTTTCTGGGGATAGTATTAAATCAAAAAGTATGGGTATGAGCGGTAGTGTTAATTATTGGTCAGTAGATATTACCATTGAGGAAATTTAATGAGGACTCTTAGCAGTACGGCTATAGAAGAAAAGAATAAATTAATTGGTAATTCCGTTTGGCTATTAGCATTAAAAATTACTATTCCGGGGTTGGGAACTCCCATTCGTTTGGTTAGAAATAATGAAGCTATAACTTGGGATGGAGAAACTTGGTCAGCTTTTCCATTTGAAATTGATGAAGTTGGTGACGTATCCTCTGGGGAAGTTCCTAGAGTAGATATCAGAGTTAGCAATATTAGTCGCGCAATGGAAGTTTACATTCAAGCGTATGATACTTATATTAAAACAAATGGATTTAGTCCTGTTTTGGTTAATATTTATGTTTTGAATTCTTTAAATTTGGCTTCAGCCACTCCGGAGGTAGAACATTTATTTGAATTAAAACAACCTAAAACTAATTCTAAATGGGCTACTTTTACATTAGGGGCTGCAAATCCGTTTAATAAAAGATTTCCCATTATGAGGATTTTGAAAAATCATTGTAGATTTATTTTCAAAGGAACACTATGTGGGTATGCTGGAGTAGGGGCAACTTGTGATAAAACTTTAACCACTTGTCGGTCTTATAGTAATTCTGATAGATTTGGGGGGTTTCCAGGAGCGGGGGCAAGGGGAGTACGACTTGCCTAATATATCTGATCTCATCGGAATTCCTTTCCTTAATCTAGGAAGGGACCCTAAAATTGGATTAGATTGTTATGGATTATTTATGGAAGTAAATAAACGATTTGGTCAAATAGTGACGAATAAAAATATTGCTTGTGAGGATATAGTAACAGCTAGTATAGAAGTACCAGAAGATATAGCAAACTATTGGTCTAAGGTAGAAATTCCAGAACCAGGAGATGCTGTAGCAATGTCTCTTAATCCTATTTTTCCTGGAGTAGTTCAGCATTTTGGGGTATACCTTGGGGATAGTCGTTATATCCATACTTTGAAAAAAGTAGGAGTAATTATATCAAAAATAAATGATCCTGCTTGGGAAAAAAGAATTCGTGGATTTTACAGGTGGAAAAAATGTTCACTATAACTTATGTTCGTAACCCCTTTGATCCTTTGAAGGATCGTATTATTGAGCAATTTCCTATTGGATTGAGAGTAAAAGATTATCTTCAAGGATTTGGAATAGGGGATGTAGAAAGAAATTCTTATGATATAGCAGTATCTATAAATGGTCAAATAGTTCCTAATCCAATGGATTTAGTAATACTTTCTCCCAATTGTCATCTTGCTTTTTGTCATGTTCCTAAAGATGGAGGGGATGGTAAAAATATATTAGCTATTATTGCTATGATAGCTGTTATAATAGTTGCTCCTTATCTTACAGAAATGGCGGCTTTTTATTCTGCAGGAGGAGGTGCAATAGAAGCAATGGCTATTGCTGGCGGTGGCGCTTATATGACCGCTGGTTTAACTTTAGTAGGTGGATTAATTGTTGGATCCGTATTTAGACCAAGTATTCCATCTTTTAATAATCAGTCTATTGATTCATCTTCTACGTATAGTTGGGATGCTAAACCAAATTCATTAATGGAGGGGGAAGTTCTTCCAGTTCTTTACGGTACTATGCGAATAGCTCCCCCCATTATAGGAAGATATTTAGAAACTGCAGGAGATAAGCAATATTTAAATATTCTTATGGCTGCAGCTTCCCACGCAATAACTAGTTTATCAAGTTCTAGAATAAATCAAACAGATGTTACTAACTTTTCGGGTATTACTGAAGAAACTAGGTTAGGAGCAACTACCCAAGGGGTTACTCAGGGATTTAATGATACTAGGGTAACAACGTCGGTGGCAACTAAACTTAATCCCACCGCTTCGGCATGGTCTGCTGCAACGACTTATGATTCTGGAGATTATTGTACTTTTGGGGGATTTTATTGGAAATCTCTTCAGGCAGGAAATACCAATAATTCTCCGGTTGAAGATGCTTGGTGGACTAAGGAAATTTGGACTACTAGAGTAACAAATGGAAATACCGTTCAAGGAATAACAGTTTGTTTATCTTTTCCAGCTGGTTTATTTAGTGCTAACAGTTCTGGAGGATTGGGTAGTACTGAAGTAGATGTATATATCGAGTATAAAAAGACTGGAGAAGTGGATTGGGTACGTTTACAATCTATGAATACTGTTCCGGTTATTATTTCTAGTAGTAGATGGTCAGCTGGTCATTGGCAAAATGAATGGGAAGGGCCATCTCCCTCTGTTTATTGGGTAGAAGTAGAAGTTGGATCTAGCACCCCCGGAGATCATGTGGAGGGAGATCCTTATACTTCGGGGGAATCTTGGTATGACTATGATACCATGGGTCTTCGTTATGCTCATTATTGGAGATGGGTAACTAGTGGAACACTTACTCAAATTGATACAGTTAATCTAGATTATGCCCAAATTGTAGCGGCTCAGTCTAAGCCACTTCGTAGAACATATTCTGCTGATCAACTACCAGCAGGAGAATATAGTATCAGATGCAGAATAGTAAATGCTCTTGCTTCAGGAAATACTTATATTAATGATTGTTATTGGGAATATTTTGAGGAAAGAATTTATGATGATTTTACTTATCCAGGAACAACTTTATGGGTAGTTCGTGCTTTAGCTACTGATCAATTATCTGGGGGTATTCCTAGATTTGATATTCTAGCAGTGCGTAGTACGGTCCCCGTTTGGACTGGGGCAACATATGAAAATAAAGCAGCTAATAATCCAGCTTGGGCTGCTTACGATTTATTACATAATAATACTTATGGGGCAGATATTCCTTATTCTCGGATAGATTATGATGCTTTCAATGCATGGGCTTCTTATTGTACTACTGAGGGATTTACTCTAAATATTTATTTTGATCAAGCTCAAACTGTTAGAAAATGTTTAGATATTGTGGGACAATCTGGTAGAGCCAACGTTGTTCAAATGGGTAGTAAATTCACCGTTATTGTTGACAAAGAAGATACTGCGGTACAAAAATTTCTATTTACTGTAGGAAATATCAAGAAAGATTCTTTTTCAGAAGAATTTTTACCGTTAGATGATCGTTGTAATGCTATAGAAATAACTTATTTTGATGCTACTTTGAATTATGAAAGACAAGTTCTTGAAGTATACTCTGATGATTTTGATACTACGGATAGAGATATTAATAAAAGATCTGTGATTTTATATGGTTGTACTGACAGAGATCAAGCCATTCAATATGCTAAATTTCTTTTAAAATGTAACCGTTACTTGACATTAACTGCTTCTTGGGAAACAGATGTAGATGCATTAGCTTGTATGCCTGGAGATGTAGTTGAAGTTTCTCATGATGTTCCTCAATGGGGATTTTCTGGTCGTATTATATCAGCTACTGCAAATACTGTTACATTAGATAGAAGTGTTACTATTGAGGCCGCAAAAACATATGCTATTACTATTAAACATCAAGATGATGATACTAGAGAAGAAAAAACAGTTTCTAATAGTCCCGGAACGTATACAGTTTTAACTATTTCTACTAATTGGGGGGTTACTCCTTCTCAATATGCTCAATATGCTTTTGGAGAAACCAATTTAGTAACTAAACAATTTAGAGTGATTAAAATATCTCGTGCTAAGGAAAACACTTTTAAAATAATTGGTATAGAATATGTAGTTGGAGTTTATGATGATTCTGGAACTGTTTCTGATCCCCAAGTTTGGACATATTTAGATGCCGTAGATAATTTAACAGCTTCTGAAAGATATACTGGAGGAGCGTCTACTAATGCTTTAATATCTTGGAATGGGGCAGTTCATCTTTGGTATATTTGGTATAAATCATCAGTTATGGCTACCCCCCTATATGTTGGGGAAAGCGGGGTTCCTTGGATAGTTATTTCTAATATAGATTATGGATTAACGTATACTTTCTATGTTAGTGGTACTCCTTCTATCATAGATGCCGTCACCGTTGATTTGGCGATAGCAGGCAGATTAACTCTCCCCGCAGTTCCTACTCCAGTATTTGTTGCTATAGCTGGAGGATTTCAGAGAGTAAGGATTGAATGGGAATCTATAGATAATGAAGAATATGATATGGTAGAAATATGGCGTAGCGCAACGAATGATAGAACTGTTGCAACAAAAGTGGGTGAAATTCATTCTAATGTTTTTATTGATACTAGCGGATTGACTGTTTTAACTACCTATTATTATTGGATTAGAACTAGATCGTTAATAGGTACTTGGTCTGCTTGGGAAAGTGCAGATAGTGCTGGGCATAGTGTTACTACTGGTGGAGTAATAACAGGGGATTTTATAGATGATGTATTAGAATTAGAATTAATGAAAATTAATTTTCAAAATATATCTTGGGCTCAGTTTGCTATTTTTGATTCTTTTGAAAATAGTACAAAAAGAGCCTCCCCAGATCCATCTACGTATGACGCTCGTATTTATTCTGGTTATTTGGATAATGGAGAGGATGGTACAGCCGATAGGGAATTTGGTTTTATTTCTAAAACATATACTAATATCACCACTGTTTTATCAAGTAATTCTACCAGTGTAGGATTAAATTATCTTGAAGATACTTTACAATCTTGGTTTACTGATGAATGTAAAAATTTAACCTTATATGATTCAACTGCTACTGCATTTACCATAATAAGTAATACTTCCAATCGACTAACTGTTTCAGGAAGTCCTGCAGCTGGAGCATATACTTTAGTTGATAGTAATCCGGGGTATGCCGTAGCGTTCGCTACTTTCTTAGACTCATCTAACGGTGGGGCAGGTTACGTTAAATTAGAGGTTAGTTTTGATGGAGGGGTCAATTACCAAACATTTCTTGATACGGAGGGAGGAGTAGATTTATTAGGAGGAACTGTAGCAATCGCTAATGCAGGAAATGATTATATTGCAAGAATTACTTTAAAAAATGATGGTTCTGGATTAGGCCCTATATTTTATAAATTTTTGGTATGTACTGATCCTAGTTGCTGGAGGTTTTAGATGTATATATTAGAAAAAGATATTATAATGGGGACTTTCACTAATAGAGAAACATACCTTCCTTCTTTATGTAAAAGTATTCGAGAAAATATTCCCCATATTCCTTTCATGTTACAATTAGATAATCTTCCCATTAATAAAAATTTTAATGCTCTTAGAGAAAAATTTCAGCAGACGGGTAAAAGATTTTGGTTATTCTTAGATGACGACATTCAATTTTTATTTCCAAATACTATTCAAATAGCATTAGAAACTATGATTAAAAATAAATATGCTATGGTAGGAATTTATTCTTCATTTGATCCTGAATTTTCTTGTGACCCCTCTACTTTAGTTGAAAAAGAAATGCATTGGATGCCGGGATATTTTCAATTAGTAGATAGTCATTTAATAGGTCATATCAAAGCAGATGAAAATCTACCAGATGGAAATACTTCTATTGATACCAGTTATTCCGTTATGATTAAGCAAGAAGGGTATAAAATTGGAATAGCTCCTACATATGTTTTACATGCCTATAAGCCAGGAAGTTGGATAAAGCAAGAAGTAATTGAACCTACTAATAATTATTTAATGGCTAAATATGGTAAACAATATTTTGAATGGTGCCATGGAATAGATAATGTAATTGGAGGTGCTCCTAATCCGGAGAATAGTTTGATGCGTAAAAATAGAAAAAAATTAATTCAATGGCAAAGTGAAAATTATATAGCAGAAGAAGGAAAACTTAAACTTCATCTTGGTTGTGGAGATCAAAAATATCCTGGGTTTATAAATTGTGATATAGAAGGAGATGTAGATCAAATTCATGATATTACTACTAGATCTACTATTTGGAAAGATAATTCCATCGATCATATTTCATGTCATCATGTATTAGAACATGTTCCTTACAGAAAGTTTAATTGGGTTTTAAAAGAATGGTATCGTTTGTTGAAAATAGGAGGAACGATTGATATAGGTATGCCTGATATAGAATTGGTATCTAAGGAATTTTTGGAAAGTAGTGAAGAACGTAGATGGGGAGCAACTATTCATATATTTTATGGGCAACAAGGGCCTACTACAAAACCACCATCTCAATTAACTGACGATGATCCTATAATTGAAGGACAATTTCATCGGGGAGGATTGACAAAAGATAGACTATGTTTACTTTTAAAAAATCTTGGATTTGAAATATTAGAAGCATATAATTATTGTGGGAATGGAAATCCATCTCTTTTCGTACTTGCAAAGAAGGTGCAATAATGAGAGCTATGAGTCCCACTATAGTTCGTAATGATAAAGTAACCCCTTTGATTTCCCTCGTTATGATAGTGAAAAATGAGGAAGAAATTCTAGAGAAATGTTTAGAGCAAATTAAAGATATAGTAGATGAATTTGTAATAGTTGATACAGGATCTACTGATGGGACTAAAGAAATAATTAAAAAATATGGACCACTTTATGAAGTCCCGTTCGAAGATTTTGTAACTACCAAAAATAAGGCATTAGAATTAGCTACTGGTGAATATGTACTTTGGATGGACGCAGATGAAATTTTATATGAAGGAAAAGATATTTTAAAGATTCATGCAGAAGAAGGTAATTATGATGCAGTAACTACTAGAATTACTGAAGGACCCCCAGATTATTCTATGGTTAGTATGCAATATGATCGTGCTAGAATGTGGCGTAGGGGAACTTTTAAATTTGTAGGTCCCGGAGTTCATGAGGTAGCTGTAGGAGAAGGCAAAACAATTAAAGATGCTAGGATTTTCGTTCGTCATGAGCATTTAAAAAAGGATAAAGCAAATACAGGTAGGGGAAGGTTTGAAAAATATGTTACATTGTTAAAAGATTCCATTTCTCGTGGAAATGATTTGTATAGGGCATGGTTTTATTTAGGACGAACGTATAAGGATTTAAATTCTCCGTTAGATGCAATTGATGCCTATATAGAATATTTGAATTTGCCTAGTCTTTCTTTTACGGATGAGGTTTGGCAAGCTCATTATGATATAGCTTGTTGTTATAAAATTAATGGAGAATACGATAAAGCTATTAAATGGTTAATGAAAGCTATTGATGTAGATGAGGATAGATCTGAAGCATATTGCTTATTAGGAGATTTATATTTTCAACGTCAGGAATATAATGAGGCAATAAGTTGGTATAAGAAAGCAATAAGAGATATTCCTCAAGATGTTACTTTATTTTTGTCTCCTATTTATTATTCTATATATCCAAAAGATCAATTAGTTTTATGTTATTATTTTAGTAATAATTTTGATAAAGCTGGAGAAGTTTGTAAGGATTTAATTAGCCAACTTAACGGTAGAGATGATAGAATTTTAAATAATTTATGGTGGATTACTAAAAAAAATCAATCTACTATATTTATGACTTTAGGTAACACCCCGGAACCAATTTATGGAGGCATGATAAATGATACGGGGGTAGGTGGAGTAGAAACTACTTATTTGGAACTCTCTGAAGAATTAACTAAATCAGGTAAAAATGTATTTTTATTTTGTAATACGAATGAGCCTCATATTTATAAAGGAGTGTATTATATACCCTTTACCCAAATAGATGATTATTGGAAATTAAATCCTGATATTATTATAACTTCTAGATGGTTTGATCCATTTTATGTAGAATCTTCTGCTAAGAAAATTATTTGGTTTCAAGATGCCTTTTTTGGATTACCCGAAGGTAAACCAGATTTATTTTCAAAAGCTGATTTAGTTATATGTTCTTCTTCTTGGCATAAAAATTATATTTGTGAACGTTTGGGACGATCAATAAAGCCAGAAAAATTAAAGGTAGTTCCGTTAGGAATCAGAAAAAGCTTGTTTGGTCAAATAGTTGATAGAAATCCAAATAAGGTTATTTATAGTAGCAACCCCGATAGAGGATTGGAACATCTTATTGATATGTGGGATGAAATTACTGAAAGAATTCCAAATATCCAATTAACTGTAACATATGGTTGGGAAGGATTGAAAACTTGGAGTGGTAATAGTGAATGGCATGATTCTATTAAAAGATTACAAAATAAATGTTTTGAAAAAAAAGATCAACATAAAAATATAATTTTCACTGGAAGAATTACTAAGTTAAAATTAGCTATGGAAATGTTATCCTCATCATTATTAGTTTATCCCAATAATTTTTGGGAAACTTTTTGTCTCACTGCGTTAGAATCTCAAGCTGCCGGAACTCCGATGATTACTACAAATATAGGTGCTTTGCAAACTGTTGTAAATAACGATTGGAATTACTTGATCGACGGATCTCCTAGATCTGAATCATACCAACGAACGTTTATTGATAAACTAGTAGAATTAATGAATGATAATCAGAAAAGAAAAATTTGGTCAGAAGAAAATAGAAAAAAGATTTATTCTTTAGACTGTGACTGGAAAGATATTAGTGGTAAATGGGTAGAATTAATGTATGGTTTATTAGGGGAGTAAATAGTTGCCCACTATTGAAACAGTAACAGCTGGAAATCTCCGCAAAGTTCGACTAGTTGCAGAGATTGCCGGTCCTACTGGTCCCGTTGGGCCAGAAGGGGCTGTAGGCCCTGCCGGAGTTACTGGTGCTCAAGGTATTACGGGTTCTCAAGGGCTACAAGGAAGTCAAGGGCAAACAGGGGTACAGGGTTCTCAGGGCATTACGGGATCTCAGGGTTTACAGGGATCTCAAGGACAAACCGGAGTACAAGGTAGTCAAGGTATTACTGGTAGTCAAGGAGTTCAAGGAAATCAGGGAAATACTGGAGTCCAAGGATCTACGGGTATTACTGGTCCTGCTGGTTCCCAAGGTCCTGCAGGGACTACAGGAGTACAAGGGCTTACTGGAATAACAGGAAGTCAAGGAGTTCAGGGAAACCAGGGAAATACAGGGGCTGTTGGTTCCCAAGGAATAACTGGAAGTCAAGGAGTTCAAGGAAATCAGGGTCAAACAGGAGTACAGGGGTCTACTGGAATAACAGGAAGTCAAGGAGTACAAGGAAATCAGGGTATAACTGGTGTAGTAGGATCTCAGGGAATTACAGGTTCTCAGGGAGTTCAAGGAAATCAAGGTAATACGGGGGTTCAAGGATCTACTGGAATTACTGGTAGCCAAGGAATTCAAGGCCCTGCCGGAGTTACTGGTGCTCAAGGTATAACGGGTATAACAGGTAGTCAAGGAATACAAGGACCCCAAGGGCAAACAGGCGCTCAAGGAAATCAGGGAATTACAGGTTCTCAGGGAGTTCAAGGAAATCAAGGTAATACGGGGGTTCAAGGATCTACTGGAATTACGGGCTCTCAGGGGGTTCAAGGAAATCAAGGAACCACTGGTTCTGTAGGTGTCCAAGGTATTACTGGCCAAACTGGTCCTCAAGGAAGTCAGGGTCCTGCAGGATCTACGGGGGTTCAAGGATCTACTGGAATTACGGGCTCTCAGGGGGTTCAAGGAAATCAGGGTATAACTGGAAGTCAAGGAGTTCAAGGTATAACAGGCAGTCAGGGCGTTCAGGGTTCTCAAGGTAATACTGGATTAGTAGGGTCTACTGGGGGAACTGGCCCAATAGGACCTCAAGGCATTACCGGAAGTCAGGGAATTCAAGGTATTACTGGCAATACTGGGGTTCAAGGTACCCAAGGAATTACAGGTAGTCAGGGAGTTCAGGGAAATCAAGGAAATACTGGGGTTCAAGGTACCCAAGGAATTACAGGTAGTCAGGGAGTTCAGGGAAATCAAGGAAATACTGGGGTTCAAGGAAGTCAAGGAGTTCAAGGAAATACAGGAGTACAAGGTAGTCAAGGTATTACTGGCAATACTGGGGTTCAAGGTACCCAAGGAATTACAGGTAGTCAGGGAGTTCAGGGAAATCAAGGAAATACTGGGGTTCAAGGAGTTCAGGGAAATACTGGGGTTCAAGGAAGTCAAGGTATAACAGGAAATATAGGAGTACAAGGAAATCAAGGAAATACTGGGGTTCAGGGAGTACAAGGAACTCAGGGAATAACTGGTAATCAAGGAGTTCAAGGAAATACCGGAGTTCAAGGTAGTCAAGGAACAACGGGGGTTCAAGGAGTACAAGGTAGTCAAGGAAATACTGGGATTCAAGGGGTACAGGGAAATCAAGGTAATACGGGGGTTCAAGGAAATCAAGGAATTACAGGTTCTCAGGGAATTCAAGGAAATCAAGGAATTACTGGTAGCCAAGGAAATCAAGGAATTACTGGTAGCCAAGGAAATCAAGGAATAACAGGTAATACCGGAGTACAAGGAGTTCAGGGGAATACGGGAGTTCAAGGAAATCAAGGAATTACTGGTAATACAGGAGTTCAGGGCAGTCAAGGAACAACGGGGGTTCAGGGAGTACAAGGAACTCAGGGAATAACTGGTAATCAAGGAAATCAAGGCATTACTGGTAGTCAAGGAGTTCAGGGACAGACGGGTGTTCAGGGAGTACAAGGAAATCAAGGTATTACGGGATCTCAAGGTATTCAAGGGACTCAGGGAATAACTGGTAGTCAGGGGAATCAAGGGATAACTGGTCCAACGGGGGCACAGGGAAATGTAGGTCCCCAAGGAAATACGGGGGCAGAAGGAGCGGCTGGAATTACAGGAGTCCAAGGAGGAACGGGTACCCAAGGACCTCAAGGGATAACAGGCATTGTAGGGGACACTCTTGCTCACGTAATTCAATTTATAACTGGTGGTTATGCATACGGAGGGTCTAAAAATACATTTGGGGCTACCGGAGCCGGTTGGTGGCTTGGAATGGATACAGATGGTATAGCTAAATTTCATATGGGGGATGTTAATAATTTTGTTAAATTTGATGGGCAAACTGGAATAATTCAACAAGGATATACAGCCCCTACTGATAATAATACTGCTGCTGGGGCTGGTATAAAAATTGTAGGTGGGAAAATAGAGGCATATGGAGGAGATCAGACGTTCGGTGGAACAATGATTTCCTCCGATGGTAATTATATGGTTACTATTGGAAAATATCTGACTGCTACTGGATTGACGAAGCGGTACCCGCTGAATAATGCTACAAACTTTACGGCAGATGGACAAGTTCATATTTACGCTTGGGATACTGTCCCAATCACTGATACTTGGGTTGAAGTAGTGGATTTAGGTAAAACTAGTGATGGCTCATTTGACTGGGGTATTTTGGTTAATGGGGACGTTCCTGGTAGGGGAATAAAAGTCGAGGGTGGCGTAGAAGGTATTAAGTCTGTGGGAGCATCGGGGGCAGGGATAACTTCTATAGTAAACACCGTTAATACAATAGCTATAGTAGCTCAGAATAGCTACGGGTCTGGCGTAGATTATGCTTATGGTCTTCAAGCTAGTTCTTCGTACGGGTATAGTATAGTTGCTGAATGTGAAAGTAATACTATTTCTCCTCTGCAAATCGATCCGAGTGGTAGTGCCTCAGTTCCTTCCCATACAGCGTTGAAAGGATCATTTTGGGTAGATTCTAACGGGAATATGTTTATGAATGTAACTGGGGGTGGTGGAGTAGGAGCTTGGAAGACTATAGGAATTTATTATGGGAATTTGATCACTTCTGCTGTGGCTAATGGCTCAATGTGTGCTTTTGATGATGGGGGGGTATACAGAGTATATGTAAAGATAGCCGCGGCATGGTACCAAATATTTAGCATTTAGAGTAAATTTTACTTGGGCAACCCTTTGGAATTCACCCTTAGATCTAAAAGGAGGAAATTATGGCTTGGACTGCTACTTTAACTTCGATTACAAAAGATTCGGCAGCTAAAAAAATTACTACCGTGGTCACTATAAATGGAGGAAGTGAACCTTATATAATGACTTTTATTCAAAATTTTTCCGATGTTAGATTAAACCAAACTCAAATGATTAGTGAAATTCGAGAATTTATTGCTAAAATGAAAGATATCGAGGCGATGTATGTTCAACTAAAGGCATTAGAAGGGAATAATATTCCTTTGAATTTATAAAAATTTATTTACAGTAACCCTAATGAATCTTCAGTATTCTTAGGGACTTCATTTTTCTTATCTATTAAAATACCGGCTTTTTCCAAACGAATGGTTAAAGACCTCTCCGTAACCCCCAAATCTTTAGCCATTTCTAAAATAGATTTTTTATTTTCTTTATAAAATGTAGCAGCTTCTTTCAAATTATTAAATCCTTTTTCATTTAAAAGTTTAATCCATTTTTCTTTAATATCTGTTTTAGTAAATCCATCTTCATCTTTTTGAGAAGGTCTTTTCATTTTTACTAAATTTTTTATTGGAAGATTTCTATCTCCATCCATTTTTATTTTAAGATATTCTATTGTTCTGGTAGTTACTCCTAACTCATTAGCCATCTCTGTGTTGGTATATTTCTTTTTATACGTTTCCATCATATCATCTATATTTTTAAATCCTTTTGCTTCTGCAATTATATTCCATTTATTCCAAAAAGAAGATGGTACATCATAAGGTATCGTTAGATAAGGTCTTAATTTGGAATAGGCAGTATAATAATTAATATTAATATTTTTCAAAGTTAACCATTGATGTATAGTTTTAAAGGAACCTCCTTTACTGATCCAGGAATCTACGAATGAATTTATACTGGAATACCCTTCTTCTTTAATTAGTTCTTCGAATTTTTCAAAAAAAGGTTTTTTTCCAGATTTATACATGTATGGTAGATTCTCCATTTTCTTTTATAATAGTTATTGAACAATCAAATTTATCTTTGAAAGATTCATCATGATCAGTGACTAGAACAACTTTTCCAGATTCTGCCAATTCTTCAAAAGTTTGAAAGTTTGTTTCCTTACCAAAATCATCTAAAGAATCATTTGGTTCATCAAATGCAATAATAGAAAAATCTACATTACACCCATCTTTTATAAATTGAGATAATGCTCTGGATATGGACAGTCTAATTTTTTGTCTTTCCCCCCCACTATACATTTCGTAGGAAACTTCATCTCCATTAGAATCTACTATAGCAATATGAAATTCATCTTTAATTGTTCCAGATCTAGTTTCCCTCTCCGTAGTCATAACTATGTTTAATTCAGAACTATATTCTGAAAGGTAATGCTGGGCTAATGATTCTAATTGGGATATCATAGAATCAAATAGCATCATTCTAATTTTCTTGAACCCGTCTATCCAGAAATCAAAATACTTCTTTTTGGTAAGTATATTATTTTTGTTTTCATTGATTTCTCGTATTTCTGCTCCTAATTCTTTTATTTGATTTTTCCTTTTTTCTTCCATTTCTATGTATGGATTGAATTCATTAGTTTTTAATTCAATATTATCTTCTAAATTTTGAATTTCTAATTCTAGTTTAGTTACAATAGAATTCCCCGATAGTTTAACCAATTGGATTTTTAAGCTAGAAATCAAATTTTTAATTCTTTCTAGTTCTTCTATTTTTTGATCCATTTCAATTAACGAGGCTCTGTCTTCTTTCATCAATTCCCTTACTTTTTTTTCTTGGGTAGCTAAATTATCTATTTTGACATTTTCTTCCATGATTTCTAAACCCAATTGATTTATTTTAGATTGTAGGTATTTTCCAGTTACCATTTGACTGCAGAATGGGCAAGGCCCTTCTCCGCTTCTAGTAAGTTTTTGAATCTCTGCATTTAGCTTATCAATAATTTTTTTATGAGAATCTCGTTGAAATAAAATAGTATTTATTTCTGCTTGACGATTAGCAAAAATATCGGCTAATTCTTTTCTATTTGTAGTACTATTGATTAAGGAATCTCTATGATCTTCCTTTTTATCTATTTCTTCTTGAATTTTATTTATTTCATTTGATATTTCTAGTCTTTTTTCTCCCAATGATTTCTTTTTATATGATAAATCTTGTTCCCAAGATATTAAACAAGCTGTTCTTTCGGATTCAAAATTATCTATAGGAATCCTATAGGAGGTAGATCGAATTCCGGTAAGTTTGCCTGTTTTATTCTCTAAAGAACGTTCCAATTCAAACACCAGGGACTGTAATGCTTTTGCCGATTCCCCGGCTTTCCGACTACCCTCCACAAATCTATCTAATCCCCTTATATCTGTCAGAATTTTTGCTCTATCAGCAGGACGGAGATCAGGAAACGACATAAAGTCTCTACCAAACATTACTGAGCATTGAAAGGAAATAAAATTCATTTGTATGATTTTTTCTAAATGAATCTGTTTAATTTGGTACGTTGAATTTTTTAATAATTCTTCTTCTTCTTTCCAAATTCTAAGATTAGGAGTTTTCTTACGTTCGATGCTTCTTTCTATTTTATAATTGATTTCGTTCGCTTTAAGTAAAACTTGGATTACGGCTAATTTTGATTTTTTATGTATGATTTCATCTTTATATCTATTCTTTCTACAAAGTTCCCCGAATAATCCATAAGTTAACGTCTCTAGTAGACTTGACTTTCCACTGCCATTTGACTTACTTTTTTCGTCATCTAAATTTTTTCCATCAATTTGAACGGCCATCCCTTCGTAATTAGAAATTGCAAATTCAAAAGGTTTCTTAAACGTCATAAACCCTTTTCCAGATATATTTATAATTTGTATTAACATTTTCTCTCCGGATTTTGGCTAGGAAGTAACGACCAAAGAAATTTTTGAGAATGTATTTTACAAGAAAATACCCTCATTTCTGATACCATTTTATCTCGTATTTCTGATTCGAATTCATCTATACGTTTGCTCATCATCACAATAGAAGTTATTTCCTTTCTAGGATTTTCTTCTTGATCCTCTTTTTTAAATGGTAAAGGTTGTACTTCAAAAATGATTTCCCTTTTTCTTTTTATTAAAAAAGGTCGTTTCATGATTTAAATATTTCAATCCCTGTCCTTATCAAATCATCAATATTTAAATCCGTTCCTTCGGAATTATTTTGAACATATAAATTTATAATGGAATCATCATCTTCAATTATATTTTCAGGAATCTGAGATTGACGTTGTTTTACTATTTGAACTTGGAAGGAAATTCCCCTAGCACCCGCACCTTGTAATTTAGATCGGATGTCATTTTTGATTTCTGTGTTCCATTGGGAGGCTGGAACGTCCCCGACCACTCTGATATAATTGCCTTCCAAGCTGGTTGCTTTATCCCACTGGTCAGGAAACGATTTAACATCCAATGATTTGAACTCTGGATATTTAAGTTTAATTGGGGCAAGTTTTTTGGTTTTAGAATTAAGCACCCAGATAAATCGGTTCTGTCCTTCGTCAGAAAAACGTATTTGATAAGGGCTTCCAACATATTGGACATTCCCACACATCTGGACTTTATGAATATGGCCCGAGATGTAGAGTGTTCCGGGGTTGAAAAAATATGAATCCATTCTTCCGGGTATTTCTCTTCCTGTTTCATAAGTTACTCCAGGGATTTCTTGATGAAAAAATACTATGTCGGGATTTTGAGAATTTATTCCTTTCAAATTTACTAAGAAATCTTCAAATTTTCTTTCATAAGGAATAAATCCAATTTTTACTCCGTCTATTCTAGTAATCATTTGGGTTAACGTTATTAAACAAAGATCAAATAATTTAGCAATAGGATATTTGGGCAAGTTGAAATCATGATTACCGAGCAACGCTGTATGTAGAACTTCTCCTTTTTCTATTTCCGATAACATTTTGTTGCATTCAATAAGTAAGTGGGAGGGAACTTTATCTTTAAGCTCAAATAAATCTCCGAGGGAATAAACCCATTTAATTTCAGGATGACTTCGTAAAATATCTATGATTTGTTGAAAAATATTTAATCCTTCTACTAAACGAGAATTTAGTCCTGTTTTTTCATCAACTTGTTCGAACTCTTTACGTTCATGAAGATGAAGATCAGAAAATATGAGTGAATCTGGAAGTATATCAAAGGGAGATGATGGTCGGAGTAGTTTCCTCATTTAATTCCCCATCGTGCTTTTATTATTCTCACTCGACATTCAGGATTGGCCCATTCTAAAATAGATGCTTCTTTTATTTTGGCTTTAACTTCTGGGGAACGTTTTTGTCCTTTTCTAAGGTCCTTCATCCTTTTTCTATATTCAGGATCTTTCCATTTTTCTTTAAGATATTCGGACCTTCCGTCTTTATAGTTAGGGTCCTTTCTTCTTATTTCATTAGATGATAGTATTTTAACCCTGTGTTCTGGATTTTTCCAAGTATTTTTTCGAATTTCTGATAACATAGATTTTGTTTCTGGATTGGATAGTCTATCTTTATGTATTTTAGACATTCTTTCTTTATATTTAGGATCTTTCCAAAGCTCTTTATTAATTTCTATCATTTTAGTTTTGTATTCAAGATTTTTCCATCTCTTTTTGCCATTTTCTATCATTTTTGCTATAGCTTCTTTAGTGTGTTTCATCCCTTTTCTAGAACCTGCATATCTACAAATATCGTATCCATAATTAGGATCATATGATTTATAAAAATCTTTCCAATATTGTTCTCTGGGAATTAATTGATTTAAATCATCAATTGATTCTTGTATCATTAATACAAAATTTTTCCTACCGTCCAAATTAAAAGCATATTGAAGGTGAGGAGAATGATGAATCCCTTTACGAAGGAGACCCAAATGGTCTTTCCATCTTTTTCTAAAGTTTTCAGCAGACCCTATATACATTTTTCCATTTACCATATTTACAATTTTATATATACCACCATAAGTGGGCATTATTAACTTTCTCAAATTATTTTCCTTTGACGCATTTGAGGATTCAAAAATTGAAACCCATACCTTGCTAAGACGTATGCATCGCATAAATTATCATCATCGAAGTCTACCCCAAATTTCTTATGCACTGATAAAAGCATAAGGTCTTTTTTTGAATTTCCTTTTCCAGTTACAAATTTTTTTAATACAGTTGGAGGAACGATGATAAAAGGATAATTCGCCATAAATAAATCTCGTTTTATTATTCCTGCAAGCTCTCCTAATTGAAATATACTGATTGTTTTGGTGATACCAAAAGCAGGACCTTCTATCATTATTAGATCAGGTTTAATCTTACCAACGGATAATCCAATACTAATTGCTATTTTTGTTAATCTTGGTGTATTTTCCTCTTTGGAAGAAGATGTTATGAGTCGTTGTTCTACAATTTTTTCTTGGGAATCTACAGCTACCAATCCAGTTGCACATAACGATAAATCTAGTCCCATCACTATACTCATGGATTTTTCATCCTCCTTGGTTCCCAAAGAATTCAACCAAAACAACTTCACCATCCAATGATTTAGCCGTTAATTCTTTTCCGGGGAAATATTTCAATTTAATTATAGACCAAAATAATCCCCGTATAGATTTCAAAGCCTCCGTCTTCCATCTTACTTCTTCTTCTCTTCTTTTTGATTCTACTACTGTATGACTAGTTATATCTAATTTCACTATATTAATTTGATCTACCATTATATCTGATATGGAAAACATCAGTTTTTTCCAACCAGATAATTGCAATAAAATTATTTCTTGAGGTTGAACGGGGGTTCCTTTATATTTCCAATTTGGTAATTGTAAAAGTATGGCCGATCCGAATAATTCTTTAGTCAAATGGGTTAAAAACAATTCCCATCGTTTTTCTTCAACGCTAGGACTTAAATTGACTACATTATTTTCATTCATATTAATTCCTACTTTTTGGGACACGTTCAGTTTGAAATTTTTCGTCTATTTCTGTCCACATATTTATAGTTGCATCTTTAAGTTGTCCTTGTAAATTGTTTTGTTCAATATGGGCAATAGCTTTATCCAAACTTTGGAAACTCTCTGTAACCGCCCAGTAGGTAGTCATAGCAGAATTTTCTTTGATATAGATTAAGTTAGCTCTAATATCGTCGATACCATAGTCGAAAATAATATAGATATCAGCTTCTCTATATGGAACATCAATAGAACTTTTAATAACTTTTACTTTAGAATGAACCCCTACGGCTCTTTTTAAATCTTTCCCTCCCAATTTTATTGTCTTTTCTACTTTTCCAATTTGGGTTACTGCTAATCTTAAAGATGCTAAAAATGGTATAGCGTATCCTCCAGCTGTTTTTGTTTTTGCTTGACCAGGCATAGGATCTTGAACATCTTGTACCTGATTTGTAAAAACTATCAATTTAGTAGGATCTGATATAACTGCTACTGCTTTTCTACAAAGTTGGTGAAGCTCTTTGGCTCGGGCACTCCCTCGTTTATCTCCCTTTTCCTCTTCCAATTCTGATAATAAAACTGCTACGCTGTCTATGGCTACCAAATTAATACAACCGTTCTCAGATTCTGGAGAACTCATTATTAATTCTTGAGCTTCTTTGATAAGTCTAGGACGATGTAAATTATCGTCGGTGATTTTTATTCCCATATTTTTTATAAATTCTGGTTGCATTCTTCTTTCTGCATCTCCTATATCAGCACGTCCTCCTTTGGATTGGGCATCGGCGCACATTTCTCCTATAATGGTAGTCTTACCCCCCATGGGGAGTCCTGCTAATTCCATCAATATTCCTCCAGGTATACCCCCTCCCCTTCGTATACGACCACTTATAGCGAGGTCTACTAGGGTAGACCCAGTAGAAATTACTTTAGACATATTTAGTTTTTCTTCTTCAGGTTCTTTAGTAGCTACCAATCCTTTAGCAATATCTTGAATCTTACGTTTAATCAATGGCATTCTGATCTCCTTTTAATAAAACTCTCCATTTGTTGTATAAATCCCTCTTTAAAAAACTAGAAAATCCATAATCCATGCATATTCCCTCAAATACATTGAAATCTAATTTATCTGGTACTAAATCTACGGGGGTTGATTTTTTATGGGGGAGTTTTACTAAGGAATAATTAAAAGTAGGGTCAAAAGCATGTATATCTTGATATTTTTTGGAAGAAACTCCTAATTCTGATTTTAGATATTTTATAGCAGTTTTTTCACCAACTCCCACCACTCCCTTCACGGAGTCAGATGAACACCCTGCGACCGATTTAACGTAGTACCACATATTGGGATCTATTCCTTTTTCTTCTATGAAATCATCTTTAGAGTAAATTTTCTTTTCTCTTGGATTATAAATAGACACTTTTGAATTTAGCAATTGATATAAATCTTCGTCCGAAGTTACGATATAGGTATGATCAAATTCCCAAGCATGGTCATTAGCTATATGAGCAATAATATCGTCTGCTTCTAATCCTGTTTGAATAAAATTATTTTGAAATCCTAATTTAGGAAGAACTTTGGTACGAATCTCTGTAAATTGGGGTTTACCAGAACGAATTATATCTTCCATCTCGGGATCTTCAACTTGAGGGCGTTTTTTATAATCGGGGTAAACGTCTCTACGATATGATTTTCTAGAATCCCAAGCAAATGTAAATCGAGGTTGTTCAAAATCTTCGGATAACTTTAAAATCTCTCTCATGAAACCAAATATAACTCCAGTGGAGTGTTCCTCATAAGAAAGTCCCATCATTGATAACATGGCTCTATATGCTATGAAATTAGAATCAATTATTAAAAGGTTGCTCAAATTTTTTCCTTAATTTTTACGTTTGGTTTCAATTTTATCTCTTTCCATTAGTATGGTGGTCGGGAGTGCCTTCACCCCAAGACATTTGCTTGGTCAGCACGTTTACCATCCGTGTCTCGCTATCGACGGGCGACAACAATCCCCGCTACTCAAGCAAGAACACTCCCAACCTACGTACCAGTTTCAGCAGCCGACTCACTGCTTAACGCTCCCTGGTACGATTAAAATGGGGAAGCGGCCCGACCGTTAGTTGTAGTTGTCGCGCTACCACCACAGACCCTAGCCACCTCCCCATCTCGTAGATGGCTATGGAAACTTTCTCTCCATATTTAATCCCCCTGAAAAGGACTAGGGAAAACCATCTTTAATCTTTTACTTCTCCAGTTACTATTACCCAATCATTTCCTATCATATCTCCTTCAGATACCAAGAGCCTTGATATACTTCCATCTTTCTTTTTAATGGATAAAAATCCGTTGTAAAGAAAGATGAATACATTAGGATTATCCCACTCCAGTTTGGAAACTCTCCCCCCAAGAATGATATTTTGAATAGCTTGAGAAAAGTTCATCGTTTTTCTCAAAGGTGTTTGTTTCATTACTTTATCCCCTGGGCCTTAGACCACGCCGAGGTCCTGTAGCAGGAGCCGGTGCCGGAGCCGCTGTTGCAGCCGGTCTAGGTGTAGGTCTAGGGGTTGCCGGGGCTGCTGGAGTAGGACGGGGAGTGGGTGCCGCAGGGGCTTCTGCCTTGGCTGCATCTAATTTATCTTTCTCAGCCGAGCAATCATCCCAAATGGGACAAGCAGCACATTCGTTATACTTTTCACAATCCTCCCCAAATACTCCCCCTACGGGACAAGTTTGGGCACCAGCCGTACCCGGAGCCGCCGTTGTTTGGACTCGCGGAGTTGCACGGGGGGTAGGAGTTGGATTAACAGCCGGGGCAGGTGTCGGAGGTTCCGCAGCAGGAGCAGCTACCCTGCTTCTCAATCGAGATTCTGCCGGAGGGACTACTACAGGCTGAGGAGGGGGTAATTCCTCTGTGGGTGCTATATCCCCTCCCCCTGTTCCTTGAAAAGCCTGGTTAATTTCATCATATGTAGCATAGTTAATGCATTCATCTAATACGAAAGCAGCGTCAAGAACTTCATCAGGAATGACATAATTCCTATCTACAAACTTATGGGCAAGAAACTCTGAATTCCGTTTGGTCCCCTTACGGGTAAATGAAATGGACTTTCCGGTATCTGGATCAGAGAAAGCTACGTACATATCGGTGGATTTTCCGGCCCCCCGAGTAGGAGTTTTAGCCAAAGGAGCAATATGCTTTTCCATAAACCAATGGGCGGCATCGAAGATTTGAACTCCCTTACCCTCTTCTTTTTCACTATCATAGCAAAGGATGTTATAAATACTTCGACGCTTGGGGGTAAGTTCTTTCACCAATTCTTCATCGTAATCTTCCTGTCTGCGAACTTCTTCACGATATTCGCAGATAGGGCATTGCTTGTTGTAGTTACGGGCCTGGCAAACATATGCATCTTGGTTAACCCCCACTCCGTAATGAACCCAAAGAATTAAAACGTAGTTGGGTTCCCCCGGTTTGGTATTAGGATCATGGTTTCCTGCGGGAAAGGGAATAATATCAATGATGTGTTCCCCTTCTCCACATTTCCAAAGTTTACTAGCAAATTCATCTTTGAAAATGTTCTTAAACTGACCAGAATCATCTCTTTTCTCATACGATTCTTGAGTCTTTCTTGCAAGGGCTTCCTTCATCGCTGCCCTTCGATCAAGATTTGCCATTTTTGCCCTCCTCCCCTTTCGGGGTGTTATCCTTGAACAAGTCAAGGAGTTTTTGGGTGTATTTAATCTTAGAGTCCCACCAACTGTTCAAACAAGCGGTTGATACCACTCTTGTAACAAGATAGATCATCATCATTGCTATTGGTATTCCTATTAAGAAACAAACTACTTGTAACCAAATTGGTATATTGGTCATTCGACTCTCTTTCTGATCCGAAGGAGAGACTTTTGATGTTCCGTAGCATCATCGGCTAATTTTCCTATGCCTTCATTATTTAATTTAACTTCGGAAAAGTAGCCTGAAATATATAATGCTACCAGTTTCTCCAACATGGATCTACGTTGGTCTAGTGCTTCTTTCGCCGCACTATAAATATTGACGGCGTATTGAGCATCTGAAACGGCCTTCTCTGCTTGATTTACCTCCTCATTGGATTCTAATGCAGCATTAATAGATCCTTCAGTAACTTTATCAATTCCGTATTCTCCAGGACGTGACCTGATGTCAATATTCGTATTAGCTTTAACGACTGAAGTTTTACGTTTGGCTTCATCTCTGACTCTGACAGCCTCAGCATATTCTACTGACCATTTCATAAAACGCCTTGGCTGGTCGAGGCAAGCGGTGGATAAATCATTTTTATCAATTTCTAAATCTTGTTCAATTTCGGTGATTTCTATATCAGCCATTTTTTCCTCCCAACATATTGGTAAAAATATTTTTATACAATTCTTTCATACTTTCGGCAGCTAAAGTACTTTGTAATAAAGAAGCCGTGGATTGAAGTACGGCTATCTTTTCTGCTATATCAAATTCATTCAAATCTTGAAGATTAATAAGGATTTTTGCCACTCCTTCATTTATTTTTATAATATTCATTAAATTAAAGTTGATAAATATACGGAGCTTATAAGTCCAGCTTTTCCGCAATCATAATAATTATTTGAGAATTCTGATATAAGCTGAGCTACTCTCTTACCGTTATCATGATTTCCATTTATAAGAACAGAAGAAAGATAACCTAAGATTGCACGTCTAACACTTTCTGGCTCCTGTTCGATATTTTTAAGCATAATTGATAATTCTTTCCAACGAGCCGGACCTGGCTCCTTAGCCATAATCTTACGACAAAGCTCTATGATGGTCGTTTCATCAGGAGTATTTTCATTAATAGCTTCAAGCTGTTTTTCTTCTTCTTTAATATCAATAATTTGGTCTAGAATAACTAGTGCTTTTCTAGCACATCCTTCTGCGGAAAATAAAATAGCATTTTTCACTTTTTCGGATAATTGAACCCCTTCGGATTCCAAAATCCAATTTACTAATGATATCATATCATGTTTACGAAGGGGGGATACGGTATATATGGTGGATCTAGTTTTTATTGTATTTAAAAGTTTTTCTGGCTCAGTTGTACAAAGAATAAAGTAAACCCCCTTTGGGGGTTCCTCTAAAATTTTTAGCATTGCATGTTGGAAATCTTTGGTTGCTGTATGACAATTATGGGCCAGAATTCCATTTGCAAAATAAGATGGATGCCCGTCTATTTCTAAATCGTAGAATTCGACATACCCTTGATTTCTTTCTTTATTAGAAATAATACCTCGGAAAGATTCGTCATTATTTCCTGATTGGTAAATCTCAATACTTTCCACCCCAATTCTTTTAGTTTCTCCTCCTTCTTTTTGTCTCTCAATATAGGATCTCTCCCATTGTGCCCAGGCCCGTCCACTTCTATCGCTATTTTCAATTTGGTATTTCCTATATCCACTTTGTAGTTTGGAGGATATCCCAAATTGAGCTCCTTTTTTGAAGAATGTCCTGTAAGGATCACTACTTCTGTTTCCCATCCTAGAGATATTGATAACAAAGTTTGGGGTTCTGTTATTTTTCCATTCCCTCCCCTTTTCCCCTTCCAAATATGAAGGGTTCCGTTCAATCGTTTGGTAGACATAATTTTTTCCATTATTATTGGGTTTTGAGAAGGGTTGTTTTCTAACATTCTCAAGGAAGATTCTAATCTCATTCGATCCTTCGTTATTTGAGGAATTTTTTTCCATCCCTCTTTCATCTTTCGTATTCTCTCTGGATCTGACTTCGCCTTTTTTATTTGGGGAAGAGACTCCCGGAATAGTGCCACACATCGACGAGAACAAAATCTCCTCGTCCTTTCGGAGAGGAATTTTATCAAAAAGGGAGCTTGGCACCATTCGCAAAGTTTCGTTTCTTCCATTTGGAAGACCCCCTTGTTTAAGGATGTTCCCCATTATACTACTATCGAGTCCGAAAGTAAAATATTTTTTAAGATTTTTGGCCGGAACCCACTCTCCAGAGGGGGTAAAAAATAAATGATCTTCGCTGCAAATAATATTACGGCCATCATTAAAATTTATTTTTACCACTCTATTTATAGGAACTGTATTTTTGAAGGTATTTTTTACTTTACAAAATCCCCCCATACCTTGTACTTTGTCTCCTATTTGAATATTTTCTATTGGTACTATTCCTTTATCGCTGCATATAGTGGTTCCTCTAGCGAAACATTCATCAAGAACTATAACTCTTACATCTCCATATAAAGGTTCAAACTGGCAACTTGCTATAATATCTCTAGCAGTATCAATCCCTCGCATATCAGAAATATTATGTTCGATATAATCCATATCGTTACAACCTAACATTTTAGCGATTATTCTTGCAAGTGTGGTCTTTCCGTTTCCAGAGGGTCCTGAAAATAAAATCGTTTTTGGTTTATCCTCTCTTGCTAAAATTGACTTTAAACTTTCTTTGATAGCTTCGTTACCAAAGAATTCCTCCAGTGAGGTGGGCCTGTACGATAGAGAAAGCGGCAAGGTATCTCCTCCTATCTATTCTACAAGAAATTAGGGTAAATCAGGTTTTACTCCTCTGAATAATCTTTTTTCGTATGCCATGGACCGTCTATCTCCGTTACACTTATCTCTGATATTAATGGAATACATATCCATGGATTATTTTTCAATATGTCCTCAGTCATAACTCTTTTGGTAGTATTTGCTATATATTTTAATTCATCTGGATGAATATCTCCTAAAATTTCGTCGTGAATTTCTCCTATCCATTTAGATTTCCATTCTTCTTTTATACGAAGATCATTGAGTCTATTACAAGATTCCAATAGGCAGTGAAACGCTGTTCCCTGAATAACAGTATTTATGATCTCATTCTTCTTCAAGAATCCCCTTCTGCGGAATCCATGCATCATTTCTACATAACCATTTCTTTTGTATGAATTAATTAATTCTTCTTGAAATTTCTTTACCCCTTTATACTTTTTCCAAAATTCTTGTTCTGCCTTTTGAACCCTCATCATAGGTAGATCATGGTATCCCCTACTAACTAAGTCAGCATGTATATTCTTGAAATATGATCCGTAAAATTCTGCAAATACAAAAGCATTTTTGGCATCAAATCTATGTGTTTTAGCGTCAAATCCAGATAGTTGTAAAAAATCTGACCACTCTTGGTGTATATCTGCTCCTTGTTCTCTCTCTTTCATTAAAACTTTATCTTTTGAATAGCATGCTATAATTCCTACTTCATGACCTCCGTAATCCGCAGCCAATATGATATTTCCAGGAGAAGGAATCATTCCCCCTCTTACCATAATCATAGCTTCTTTATCTCTTTTGGGAATGTTCTGAAGATTAGGCGAATCAGAGTTATGAACGCATATTTCGTTAGCTATAAAATTTGAAAATTCCTCTACTTGGATATCATAAACTTCCGAAAATAAATTAATATCTTCTATTTTGATTATAATATGATTTTTGGTAGTAAAAGAGCCAAATTGATTCCCCCATTTTCTTTGATAATATACCCCGTAAATTTTTGATAATCTTTGAGTTTTATAATAATTAAATCCTAATAATTCTATAGCTGCACTAGGTCCTTGTTTTAATATATTTATCAATTTATTTTTACTTATAAATTTCCCATTTCTATCCCACCTAGATTTTACCACAAATAAATCAATTTTTTCTAATTTAGAATGGTATTTAAAAGTACTAAAATCAAATTCTTTTCTACCCGTTACTACTCCTTTTCCTATGACCAGTAGTTTTAGTAATTGGTACCTACTTATTTTTTTATAATTATGATTTTCCTTTCCAATTTTATATGTTATTTTACCTTCTTTATGTAATTTTTTCATGGTAATAGTTCCACGCAAACGAAGGGTTTCCTTTGGTACTTTATTCATATGTAGTGCACAATGGGAATTTTTAGTGCGCTTTTCCAAGTTATTCGGAATATTGTTAAAATGATTTTCATCTTTATGATGAACAATATCTCCTAATTCTAACTTTTCTATTAATTGATCATATACTAGTACTTGATCTGCAATAGGAATATTTCCTGTAAAATAAACTCTATCGTCCCCTGTAGTTCTACCCATAGACAACACGCTAAATTTGGGAGATTTTTTAGATTGATTCGCTCCTCGTAAATCAAATTTTAATAAATTTTGGGCTTCTACATATTTTCCACTAACAGTTCTTACCAAATGCTCAGGGGTTAGATCTAAATACCCCCTTTTTTTCCATTTTTGACCCGATTGCCAATGAATTCTTATTACTTTTTTGACTCCAGTTTTCCCCGCCCAAAGAACTTTTCTTATGGCTGGTTTTAAATTATTATCATAACAATAGACAAAATCTCCTTCTTTGATATCTTCTATAGGAATTCCTTTAGAAAATTTTGATACATCCCGAACTACTTCAATTATTGTTCCTTTAGCTATGCAACTACTGCGGTAGGTCCTCACTAAATGTAAATTAAAATTAGAATGTAATTTTTTATCAACTTGTAATTCTAATATTCCGTCAATATATGTAGTTTTTAATTTATCTAATTGTCTCTTTTTAACCAAGTTTTTAGCAAAGGGAAGATCCAAACTTTCCAAAACATCCTTATCCACAGACTCATTATCTTTTTCAGTTCTTTTGACCGATTTAATTCCAAGGTAATCAAAAAATAATTTTTTCAAATCGTCTGGGGAACCTAAATTTATATCTCTCCCCATTTTTGATTTAAAGAGATTAGCCTCAGATGTACGAAGAAGTTGTTTTTCAAGAAAGGATAATCTCTTTTCCAATTTAACTTGAGTATCTTGGTAGTATTCCGTATTAACCGTAATTCCTGTCATTTCCATATCAGAGAAAGTTAAAATTCCTTTATGAAATAAATCGTAGGCTCTTGAAGCTGCTTCTGATTCTTTATTACCTTTATCTAAGAAATCCCATTGCTTCTCAGCCAATCTCATAGTGAAATAGGCGTCCAGTCCGTTATATTTCAATAGTTCATTTAACGGACATTTTTGCATAGAATTAAATTTAGTTCCGGGGGCAGCTTTTTTATATTTTGATACTTCTCCTCCGTATTCATATCCCCAATTTATAAATGTTTGAAAGTCTAGCCCGGTAAATTGAGGACGTTCGTCAACGATGTGGGAGAATACCATCGTATCCCAATACCATCCTTTTGGTTCTTCTCCGATTATTATTTTACTCCAAGGGTGCTCCATCTGAATATTTTGAGCTACTTTTAAAATATCGGGGTCCGAAAGTACCCTGCGCCACGCCGTATTTACCCTATCTAACTGTCCTGATTCCCACGCTCCGGGGTAGTTACCGGGGAAGGAATAGGCTAGATCCTCCCCGTAAATAGCGACAGCCGTAGACACAATAGAGTGTCCGGGGAAGTAGGGACGAATTCCCGTAGTTTCATAGTCAAAGGCTATCGTAGGTTTTTGATCTTTAATAGTTTTTAATAAATTTAAAACTTCATCTACGTTGGTCAAGCATTTTATTTTTTGGGAATAATCTATTTCTTCTATATCAGGAAGATTCGAGTTTATTTGTTCCATTGCCCATTTGAGATCTAGTTTAAAAATAGATTCTGCATCTGGATTTCTAATAACAAATGAAGGATGGTAAAGGGGAATAATCCAAGCCTTTATTTGAACGTCGGGAATACAAAGTTTTCTCCAACGTCCGATAGATAAATTGGTAGAAATTGGTTGAGTTCTATTCATGAAAAACGCTTCTACTGCTTTTGCCCCAAAAAGTATGATGTATTTTGGTTGGTATTTCTGAATAGCGGAACGCCACATAAATTCACACGCTTTTAATTCCCTAGTGGTTGGAGTTCGATTGGTTCCCTTATCCGTAGCAGTACGACAAGCAACAGCATTAGTTTTCCAGAAATCTCTATCTAAATCGTACCCCATAGTCCGAAAACATTTACGAAGAAAATGGCCAGTATCACCCACGAAAGCGTTATTTAACTTATCCTCTGTTTCACCAGGAGCCTCCCCTATTATTAAAGTTCTGAGTAACCCTTCCCCCGTGGGGGGAATCTTAGGGGATAAAACTTTTTTATGCAATCCGCACGCATCGCAGCCTATGGCACCTCGGATTGTTTTTGGTTGAACACTTTTAGATTGTGTAGGTAGGTCGAAGAATCCGTTCATTTATTTCCTCTTAGCTAAAAATGCTATTTGTCTGACAATATTTATTGGGGGCCACTCTAAAATCACCCCTGCTTTTTCCATAGTTTTGGTTACATCTATTCCCATGGCTTCTGGTATATAAATGGCTTCATATCCTTCATCTTTACGAGGAGGGAAACTTGAATATTCATCAGTATAATTTAGAAAATAGTTAACTTTCATTTTTAATTGTTTTCTAGCGGAATTTTGCCAATAAAGAAGGTTTCTACATTGTCTGTCTGTCCAAGTAGGATGAAGATATTTCATTTTCTCCGTATGGGATTTAAGATTGAATTCATTTATTACCGCATATATTCTATTTTGTAAATTAAATATTTTATTAAATAATGGGGCAATTGGGGGACAATCTATTCTATTAGAATCAAAATTAGGGCATCCTTTTGGATGATCGGGATAGGGTAGTTTACAAAATACTCTAGTTTTTAAATCTACAATTGGGATAATTACTATTAATTGAAATTTCCAATTATCATTAGCATTAGGATTTATATTGAAAAATCCTTGCATCCTATCTCCATTTTCTATTAGGTATTGTATACACTGTTTTCTTTTTCCAATCAAATCCGTATACGGAATCGTCATGACTAAGTGAATCAGGTTTTTGTTTTATAATTAATTTAGGGAGTTCTTTACTATAAGTTGGTTCTCCTGTTTTAGCATCAAATTTTAATATCGTCCTTTGTAAATATACTTTCCATTCTAAAGGGGTTCCATAATCAGGATGATAATTTGGTAATTGTTCTTTTATTCTTTTAATAAAACTTTTGTATCTTATATATTTTTTAATATTTGATAGTAAAGACATTATATTCTCTCCAAATCTACATTAACTTGTCCTATTGTAAATTTATTTTTGATATCCCCAAAAGTAGTGGTTTCTATCATATTTATAGTTATACTTTCAATTCTAACTCCTGTTACTAATGAAAATTCATCTATATGATGCATAACTGCTTGTTGAATATTTTCTTCCATACGGGATTTTCTTCTTCTAATTTCTTCTAAATCCATTATTAATCCTCCTTCCAAGCTATAGGATCGTGCCCTTTTTCTTTGTATATTTCATTTGCCAAATATTCGAATTGAGGAAATTTTTTTATGAAAGGTTTTACCATTTCAGAAGTGCAATGGCCACAATCTCCCCCATGGGCTAACCAGAATAAATTTATTATGAATTTAGCGGTTTCTTCATCCATTTTTATTTCCCTTGATAAGGATCTTCAGAATGAACTCCATGGCAAGTGGTCATGATAGTAAGAGGTTTTTTCCTTTTCCCTTCCAAAAATTCTGTATCTTTGAAATCCAAAATTGGAATTTTCCCAGCGTAGAAACTTTTACATCTTGGGCATAATTCCCCTTCCCCTCGTTCAAGGGAGGGGGGATTTGCAATTGTTCCGTCTCCCATTTTTCCAGCCATAATTCTTCCTCCGTTTTCATGATATATGGAATTTCTGTAATTACCCCTTTATCTGCCCAATACCATTGTTCATCGAATTCTACCCAATTTGGATGTTTCCAACTACCTATTATATTCATCATATAAACACATGTAGGAGAGTTACATCCACATGTAGTATTCGGAACGTAAATGCTAACCATGGCATGTTTTTCTATCCGACCGCATCCAGGACATTGATATAAAATGTACCCTGCTTGAATATCTGTCATATATACTCCCCATCCGTTGGGACCGGGGACTATTTCAATTATTCCAGGAAATCTCATATTTACTCTTGCTTGCTCATAGAAGCAACCATGATATGTTGAAACTTTTCAGAAGAAAATAAAAGGGACTTCTTAGTAGGAGATAAACGGAATTGACGAGTAATTCCAAGAATCTTTTTGAAAAAATCAGGTTGTACCTTAATTTGCATTCCTTCTTCGAAGAAATCCTTTTTCCATTCCACTCCATCAATAATCTCTCCAGCTTCCTTTCCTGCCCTAATTTCTAAATTCCCCTTTGAATAGGAAAGAAATACTCTGGACAAGGATTCCCAATTATCTCCTTCTCCACTAGCTAAAATTTTAGCTCTTTCCAACGGAGCTTCCATTCCTTTTGGAAACTCTAAAGGATCGGCTTTCATATCAAATTTCATAGATTCAAATAACCCCGTAATCTTCTTGAAGGGGTAATCCCCTGCTAAAATGCGAGAACTATATATAGGACCACCTTCATTTGAGAAATGAACCCAAGCTTTTGATAAAGCCATAATTTCAAATACTGGTTCTAATTTTAAAAGTCCCTCCACTGTCTTGATAGGAAGAGTAAATGCGCTATTCACCGCTTCTAACATAGTATATACAGATACACGGTAGTTATCAGTAGAAACAGCTTTATTTTCAAAGAAATGAACTCCTGCGAGAGGCCCTAAAGCTGGTCCTGTTCCAGCCCCGAAGGAGCACAATTCTAATCCCACTTGGAAATCTTTGGGGAGGTAAAACCATTCTAATCCGTCCGTTTGAACAGCCCAAGCCCTCTCAAGAGAACTAGTTATTTGTTCCTTTTGAAGAGGGTTCATTTTGAGAGTAGTTCTTCCCCCCTTAATTTGAAACTTTCCCTCTTCTGTCAATTTCATATCTATTTCTTCAGCGTCCATTTTGGATAAAACTTTGTATAATTCCTCTGCTCGTACTGCTGTTCGAATTTTTGTTTCTAATGGAAATGATACGCTGATATCTTCCTTGTACGAACGAACCCAATCTTCATCGAATAGGATAAAATCCGATCCAATTGCACTAGACTTGTCAATTCCCATCATTACGGATTTAATGGCTAGTAATAATTCAGACTTTTTCATTTTTTTGCCTCCATTGATTTAGATTCTTCATTTATAAGACGATTTAAATACCATTGGGCTTTCTTTAAATCCTCTAATTTTTTCCCTTTATGAGGAGCACGACATAAATATTTTACGACATTGCCTCCAAGAAAATCTAATTTTTGATCTAATATAAAATCAATAACTTCAATTTTCCCAGTAGTATAATGAGATGGATGATTAATTTGATCTTTCATTCTCCTTCTCCTCCTACAAAAATATCGTCAAAAACAATAAGAAACGTTTTCTTAAATCTTTCTAGCATAGGAATAGTAATCTCTCTCATTTGAGGATGAGCTTTCGAAGAAGTTCTCAAACGAAAGAAATGCCGCCATTCACGAATATTAAAGGTGATTACAATTTCCGTTTTCAAACTATTAGGAAGCACCGATCGAGCTTCTTGGGGATTAGCATTATGTTGAAGCAACTCCATATAAGAATTTTCAGCAGTTTGGCACGCTGTATACCAATGATAAAAACGAGTTCCTGAATTTAATGGTAAATTTTCTGCATGCATTTTTCCAATGGCAGCGTCCTTGGTATATCCTTTTAAAATAAGATCATTAAATGTTTCATAAGCTATTTGATACCAAATAGGCAGAATAACCGTTATTTCTTTACTATTTCCATAGTTACAATATCGGGTAGATTCTTGACTATAGCTTGCTATTCTATGACGAACTATTTCATGAGATACACCACGATCACAAATTACTCTAACTGTTATTTTTTCATGCTCAAGAACCGATTCGTGCCCGTTTTTTATAATCATTTGAACAAATTTAGCCGCAGAATCAATCGTTATTTTATCTTCTGATTTATAGCAAGTTCGTCCATACTTTTCTAATTTTGCGAGTAAATCATCTCCGTGATAATGATATTTTGTTTCATACCTTGGGCACTCTATTTCTTCATCTTCAAATTTCCACCAAGGAGAGATAATTTTCATTTCAATCTCCTATTTTAACATAAGAATAAATTTCTCTTTTTTCCACAGGACAAAGTTTATCTTTAAATATTCTCAAGCTTTCTATCCCCATAATTCCTCCATCATTAACTAATTTATTTTGATTCAAAATAACGGGGTCTGTATAAAATAAATATCTTTGGTATTCATTCAAAAATTTAATATTTCTAGAAAATGAAAATCGGAAGTTAATATAAAAATAATTGGAATCCCAAATATTGATTCCAAGAATATATCCATTTTTATCTACCAAAATTTTCCTATTATTTCCATTAAAAATATAATTAGTCATAACTTCATCATCATGAATTTCTTGATTTCCTTCTTTATTTTTTAACCATTCTATGAATAAATCTTTTAGTTGATTTTCATGATTATCATTCGCTTCAATATACTGCAAAGGGGAATTCCCATACCGTCCAGGAAATTTACGGATATTCTTTCGGAAAACTTGAAATTTGTTTCCAGTTAGATCTAGGAAATGACGAGGGTTATAAATATGTTCTAATTCCAAAAATTCTTTTTTATAATTAGAAGGCATAGACCAATTGGGAAAACTAGCCCATATATGAGTAGCCCAATTTTGGTAATCTCCGCTTATGCTATTTCCATTGGGGAGTAATTCCCCCGTATTCATATTTATTGGGGGGAATAAAATCCATTCGTTGTGTTTCCAATAAATAAAATCACCCGTAATTTCCTCTTTAATTTTAGCTCTTTGAAAATATTCTTCAGAGCAGGGAAAAGTAGGAATTATCTTATATTTTTTTAACAATTCCAAATATTGGTTTTTCAAATTCCCTCCATTTTTTCTGATCGAAGGATTTCTATATCAGTTCCTTCTTCAAGAATAAATACTTTTATTTTTCCTTTCATTTCAGCAGGTAAATTATCTTCCACCATCTTTTTGATTCTTTCTGATCGTTCCATGCTAATTTTTTGTTCAATTTTGATAACTATTAAATCATTTTCACGAACTTCTAATGTTTGGACACTTTTAACAAAATCAATTTCGTTCATTTTTTCCTCCATCATCTTTGTTGGTGAATTAGACCACCCACACCCAAACCAATGTTTACAGGGTCCATTTGTTTTACAGTAGGGGCAAGGACCATCTATATTATTCCAGGGTCGATTTATTTTTTTAATTATAGAATTCAGTTCCTCCGATTCGCAGATCCCGCATAGGGCAAATGGAGGTATTTCATGAATGCAATTAGAGAGTCTCATTTTTTTCCATAATTTTGATCGCGGCACGTAAGGAGCAATTGGTACATTCCAATGAGTCAAATGGTTCTTCTATATGTGAGTAAGAAATGATCTTCCATCCGTGCCCAACAAATGTGCATTTTATTCTTAAATAGAGCAACTTATACCACCACCATTGACGTTTCCACCAAATGCCCCCCACGTTGGATGGTACGGGATATACGAAACACCAAAGCCCCCTATCTTTACAAATAGTCCAACTCATCCTACTTTCCTTCTACCGCTTTCAACGCGGCTCTACAGATGGCGAGAGGAGCAGTATCGGCGTATCCCCAAAATTGCTCTCCGTGTCCCTTGTTATGGTCATCCAAACAACATTCCCATTCGCAATTTTCCCACATAATTGCTGGATGAAGATCTATGAGATGGTCCATGATATCCCATGCGGCGGCTAGATTGGTGGAGTATGACTTTATAAGCCCATCGCCCGATTGGGCGTTGTGCATACCAGCGCACTTGCAAAACCATACGGTCCCAGAAAATCCATCAATGTCACCACCGGAAAGTTTCCATGAATAGTCTTTCCTCACCAATGCAGAACACCCCATGACCTTCTCAGCCACCAGCGCGTCCATCTCCCGGCCAGCTTTCATCGTATCAATATTCATTATTTTCCTTCTTTATAAAAGTGAATTTACTTTAGCATCTATAAATTTAATAGCTTGTTCTACAGTAAAAATTTCTTCGGCCTCATTAATAAAAATATCTATTTGAAATTCTACTTCTGCTTTTGTTATTAAACCAATAATATCTAAAGAATCTAATTTTAAATCTTCGATAAAATGATCTTTTCTATCTATTTTATCTAATGGCATACCAGATTGATCGGATATAATTTTAAAAAGACGATCTTCAACAGAAATAGGTTCTATTTTCTTTCTTTTTTTCAAAATAGGATGGAGGTTTTCCTTAACTTTTTTATTTATGGGTAATAGTCCATCTCCTTTACATTTACTACAAACTTTTGAATTTCCCCCATATATAAGGGACATCCAAGTTTTTTCTTTATTAGGCATTTTTCCAGAACCCTTACAAACTTTACAAAAGTCATATTCCGCTACTGGCATATAAATTTGGAAATGTTCCATAGTCATAGTCATTTATATTGTTATTTCCCTCTTCTTTCTACTGCATCTCGAATATTGCCTACTGCTTGTTTTTGCCCTTCTGTCGCATGTTTTCTTTCTTCAACAGTTTCTGCTATGCCCAATAGAGTATCCTCTGCCCATTCGAAATCATCATCAGATATGCAATCATTTATTTCTTTTAACAAATCCTCCCATTCACATTCTTTACACATTACTTGTCTCCCTCGGCCTCTCTCTTTTTCCTTTCTTCATCTCCAGGGAAATCCTTCGTCCAATCTAACCCCCCTTTATTCATAAGTCCTGAGGAAGAGCCAGATTTAGAGGATTTTCCTCCTTTTGATGATTGGCTCTGTAACCGTTCGACTAATTTGCGACTTATAGAACCAGTTTTTCTACTCTTGCCCCCCATTTGATACCCCCTTTTTAAATTTTCTTCTCTCCCGGCCCTCTTTTACTTTAGCCCTAGATTTTGGATCAGACCAAAGTTGTTTCATAGTTTTAGATAATTTTGATTTTGATTCTTCACTATTTTGTTTTCCAGTATTAGACTCTATGTTTTTTCTTCTATATTCTGGATTATTCCATTTTTCTTTTATAGATTGAGATAAGGACTTTAACATATTTGATCTCATTTCTGGATCAGCCCATTGATTTGTAGCAGATTCTGATGCTTTTCTACTAAATTCAGGATCAGATGCTATAGTATTTGCTCTATTTAAAACTCTTTTTGATCGAATATCAGGGTCTTCCCATTCTTTTTTCCTCAGAATAGATCCAATTTGACGAGATTCTGGTGATCTCATAATTTCTAATATTTTGTCCTTAAATTTAGGGTTTTCCCACCTATCTTTAGTACTTTTAGACATTATAGCTTTTACTTCTGGGTTATCAAGTCCCTTTTTAATAGCATCTTTCATTCTATTTTTATATTCTGGATCTTCCCATAAATTTTTAACTGATTCAGATATTTGAGATATAATTTCAGGATTATCTTTGTATCTATTTTTAGTTAATTCAGATAGCTTTACTTTAGATTCCTCCGACCATTTTATCCCCCTATTGGATTCTGCTATTTCCCGAATATTATACCCATTTTCTTGTTTATATGATTCATAGTAATCTAACCAAATTTGTTCTCTAGGAACTAATTGAGTTAAATCATAAACTAATTCTATTACCATAAATACAAAAGATTCTTCCCCATATTTACAATAGGCAGATTGAATGTGTTGAGTATGTTCTCCTCTACGAAGTAACCATAAATGCCCCCTTTCCCATCTAATATATACATCTTCAGAAGATCCTATATACTTCTTCCCATTTATTCTATTAAGTATCATGTATACACCGGAAATTTTCATTTTATTCTTCTCTTTAAAATAGGGGGGATTATTTTTTCTTTCTGTAAATCCAAAATCCCCCCGCAGTCGTCGAAAATACACCCCGCCACAACTGCTTGCATATTATTATGCAGTCCATCTATCATAAAATATTTACATCCTTCTGGAAAATAGATATTAATTTTATCATTGAAATTAAATAATGCTAAGAAATCTCCTGTTCTTATTCCAAGAGGAGAAATAGAATCTGGAAGAACATCTTCTGGTTCTGTTAAGCCGAGGCCCTCCATTTCTATTTTTCTTTCGAGCAGTATCAGAGATCCGGCGTAGATATCTCGTTGAAGTATTTTTATTTCTCCCCCTCTAGTTACAAATTCAATATGCGATAAATTCTCGTCCAAAAGGTCTAACGAGGATTTATGAAAAGGGATCTTCCACTTCATTTTTTCTGTATCATAAAATTTATAAAATAACTCTTCTACTTCTTGAAAAGTTTGAGTAGGTATTCTACATTTTTTCTTACGGAGAAATTCTTCTCCTTTTTGAAGGAAAGTTATGCTATTTCCGTCTGCAGTAAAATTTGGGGAATCATAATCGCTTAGAAAAAAACGAATTGGTTCTGGAAATTCATTCTTAGTTGCCTCGAACCGAAGTATCATGGTTTTATCGCTGTTGAGAATATAAATAACATTTTCCCAACAGAATGCAGAGTTTTTTTGATTCCCTGATTGTTCCAAAGCAACTCCATATGAAAATATTCTTTCTACTTCTAATTCTCTCAAAATTGTCACCTTATTCTCCTTATCATTATGGGTTTTTCTTTTTTCTCAGCGTTTAATTTTCTATTTTTATGCCCCTCTATCATTTTAGCCCTAAATTTTGGATTTTCCCATTGATTTTTAGTTCTTTCTGATGCTTTTCTTTTATATTCAGGGTCATTTAATTTTTTTCTGATTGAATCTATCATTCTATTTCTTATCTCTGGATTATTCCACCTATTTTTAATAATCTCTGACATTCTTATTTTTCCTTCGGGGGATACTTTTCTTCCTGTTTGCCCCATTATCATATTGGAACGGGCTATGGGATCTTTCCCCGTTTTAATATTAATAATTTTGTAAATAGATGAAATCATTATAAATACTTTTCTTCTAATTCATTTCTGAGTCCCAAATTTACTCCCCTTTCCGCAATAAAGATGGCAATGAAATAATATCTTCCGTGGTTACTTTATTTGTCCATTCAAAAAATAATTCTTTTCCTTTGGTAAATACCGTTATCCAAATAGTAAAGAATAATATACCAATTTGAACAATACATTGCAAGAAAGATATAATAGTTAATATTACAGATTTAAATAACTTTCCACTCCTTTCATATAAATCTTTTCCTTCATCTTTAACCTTCATTTTATTTCCTCCATTAAATTGAAAATTCCGTTTGAATCTGACTGAAAATGCCCTCGCATAAAATGATTATCTTTTCGGAAAAATTCTAATCCCCGTCTCTTTACGGAGTTGGAGAAGGTATAAAAACATTCATCTGATTTTTTATGTTTATTTAATAGACCGATGAAACAAAATTTATTTATGCTATGATTCGCCGTCGTTCTATCGAATTTAAATTCAATTTCTGAATGATCCCTTCCAACTTCTCCACGTATAAATTCTACAATATCCGGTACTTTTATTTTGATTAATTTATTTTCAGAATATACTTTTGTAAAGTACTGCCACATGCACCAACTAAGACGGTCATCAGGGTTTATTCCGTGGTTTTCTACGTATTCCAAATCAACTAATCCTTCTCCTTCCATTATAGTTTTCTTATATGATTCTATACAATTTTTAGAATATGCGGTAGAGTCAGGGTATTTTGGTTTTCTTACTCTTTTCTTTTTTTCAACTACCATATCAAACTCTGTATGAACTAATTTGATAGTTGCTTCTACTATTCCCTTTTTGGCATAAGCTGTTATTACAAAAGATTGGACATTATCAATACTTTCTCCAGTTTCTGCATTTATTACTTTAGTCCCTGGTATGGTACCATCACTAATAATTTTCAGTTTCATTTGGTACCCTTCTTTTTCTTGATAATAACAATAGTAGATGGTTTATAATCATCTACCAAAGATTGTAAAGTTTCTTGAGGACAATTTCCACTATACTTACATTTACAAGTAGATGACCTTAAATAATTCTTGGCTGCGGTAACTAATTTCTCCGTGTAGTCCATTTATTCCTCCTCCGTAAATACTTTATTCCAAGGAATTATTTTAGTTCTTTCCAAATTACGAACTTCAAATTGTTCCGGAAATCGGATAGCAAATTCTAACTCCTCTGATTCTTTGACGAGTACAAATAAAATCATATCTGCTTCCGTTCCTCTATCGAAATGAAAACGTCCACGTCTTCTTGGGCCACTACTACCTTTTCCATTTTTTCCCTTAGACTTTATCCATTCTTCGCAAGATTTAATTTCAATTTTTGCATCTCCCACCGTAACATCATATCCTGCCTTATAATCCGGTTTAATCGGAGGATCTTTGAAAGTTTCCTCCAAAAATCGGAGAACTTGGGGTGAACCCTCCGTCCAGTGCCTAGAAAAGAATTTTTCATTTTTTCTCCCTTTATTGAAAAACTTCAAAATTGTTATTTACAATGCTTCAAAATTTAAGTTTCTTTTATTTCTAGCTTTTGCTTTTCCTTCAACGGATTTGGCAATATGTTCCGGACTAAGATGTCTTCCAATAAGGGAAGCAGATAAATTGGCTAAATATTTTGGGTTATTGCTTCTCCTTATAAACCCTTCCGCCATTTTAGCTCTAAATTTTGGATCTGCCCATTGTTTTTTAGCAACAACTGACTGATTTTTTCTAAAATTAGGATCTTTTCCCCTTTCTTGATTCATTTCTAATATTTTTATTTTATGTTCAGGACTTTTCTTTCTGCCTTTCAAAAGAGAAATTACTTTATTTCTATATTCTGGATCTAACCAATGATCTTTACTAGTTTGAGAAATTATTTTCTTAACTTCTTCTGAATGTTTATTTCCTAAACAAGAATTAGCATATCTACAAACATTATACCCATATCTATCGTCATATGATTGGTAGTAATCTAACCAAGTTTGCTCTCTGAAAGATAATTGAGACAAATCTTTTACTATTTCCATTATTATAAATTCAAAATTTTCTTCTCTATATTTATGATAAGCCCTTTGAAAATAAAGAGAATGGTGAGTTCCTTTACGAAGTTCGCATAAATGATTAGTCCACCTACTATATAAATTTACAGCAGATCCGACATATCTTTTTTCATTAATTTTATTAACTATCATATAAATACCTGATACTTTCATTCACCGTACCAAATTTTCCAACATTTCTAGACGGAAATCGGAACTTTCAATATATCTCCAAATTATGTTTTCCTCTCGATCTCTTCCATATGGTTCCATTCCTTGGGCCCAATCCGGAAAATAAGCCGGATTGCTCATTCTTAAATTCCACGAGTTCTTAACTTCTTTCATCAAAGTTTCTGATAACCACCCTCCACGTTCCTCTACGAAAGTGTTATATTCTCCCCACGTTACGGGTCGGGGGGCGTTGTTTCGAACAAACCTAGCTGCAATCATATTGTTTCCGTAGGAGAATCCTCCACCTAAAGGAAGATAGATGTCAGATATAGAACAGCAAATATCGTCGTCATTGATAGGAGAGTTGCCAAAATCAAAAGTGGATGAAGAGAATCCCTGATTTTTCATTAATTTCATAAATTCCCCTAAGACTAGGGAACCTAGCCACTGACTATCTGACATTATAAGAAACATTCGATGGAAATCTATCCCTAACATTTCCATTTGGCGCTTTACTCCGGGGGCGGAAGCGGAATAACTATATGTATCGAAAGTAATGTGCTTGATTCCAATTTCCTTTACTCTACTGATCCATTCTTCCACTGCATCTTTTTCATCGTTTACGAAAATCATTAAGGGTTCGATCCTAGCTACCACCCTAACCCCTGCATCTACAAGAGCTTTTGCAGCAAGTAAGCGTTGGGAGAAGGAAGGTGCCCCAGGCTCTAACTTTTTATTTAAAGCATCATCAGAAGATATCATAGTCATATGGACAGCAGAACCGGCCTTATTATCTGCCAAAGCTCTAACGTAGTCTTCTCTACCGATTAACGCTGATTTTGTGTTCACCATAATAGGATAAACTTGATCTGATAAATAACGCATGAAATTCAAACTAATTCCTTTTTGCGCTTCGATAGGAAGAAAATCTTCAAATCGAATTCCTAGACGGATGGGAATTTGAAGACTTATTGCTTTTGGTAATTCTGGTCCATCAATCTTTTGGCCTCGAAATTTCATTAATTTATCCATCTCCGTTCGGAAGTATTCCGGTCGGCAATGGCGTATTCCAATTTCTTTGGGATTATCAAAAAATGATGTATATAATGATGATCGGAATGAATCTGCAAAACAATTGTGAACTAAAATCCCCTCCGCGAAATAATTATTATTGGGCACGCATTCAAAATTATAAACTATTTTTTTATTGCTAGTTTTTGCTCTATATATAGATTCAATTCTTCTCCATGCCCATTTATTAGAATTATTGGGGGGATAAAAAACAATCATATCATGAATACTTAATTGTCCAGCATCTATCCATCCTCTACTAGTAAATACAGGATGTTCTAAAGTAAGTTTTAAAATTTTTTCTTTTATTTTGATAACTATCAAATCTTCTGCGGTTCGACTCATTATTTTTGTAACTACTGACTTTTCTGATTCTAAGTGAGTTCTGTAAGTTTTTAATGAAACTACCAAATCTCCTTCTTTGATATCCTTAATATTCTTTTTCTTTCCGCCCCACATTTGTATTTTAGTTAATGGCGGCAGACAATATTTGCACTGGTAACTGCAAGATAGGGCATCGTAAGTATCTGAATTTAAAGGAAGTGGACAATGAGCGGCTCTTAATGAAACTTCAATAAATGAAGTAATTTCCTCTTTATTTAGCATTCGCTGTTTAACTTCAAATTTTTCGCTATCGAATGAAAATTCGGAATAATTTACTTTACGGCCTTTCTCACGAACTAATCCTTTATGCTTCTCCATTGATTCGAGTTGAGATCTACGAGGGATAATGGTTTTGACTATTTCGCGCAACTCCCAGTAATCTTTAAATATAGTCATTTAATGATTTATCTCCATTTCTTCTTCTCTTTCGTCAAATTCTACCACTTCGTCAATTGCCCATAGTAAAGAAGTATAATCAGGCAGTAAATATTTCATTTCTGATACGAATACTAAGGCTTGAGCTAATTCTTCCCATTGATCTTCCGTTGCTGCTCCTGATTTAAATAATTCAATAGTTCTGTCCATATATTCCCGTTTGGTCAATTATCTTTCCTCCCTTGTCCAGTGGGAGGATTAATTGGCCTTGGAGTTATGGGAGGAGAGTTCCATCCTCCTTTACACATATTAGTAGGTGGATGGGTAGGAGCAATACCATTTGGTTTTTTAGTAGGAAGTTTTGGTTGGTAGCTATATCCACTACGTTTTGGCTCTCTCTCAGAATAACCCCAAATATAACATATTAATCCCCAAACTATAAATAATATTAAAGATTCCCATCGTTCAAATCCCGTCACGTTTTTCCTCCCTACTAGTTCTACAGAAAACGGAATAGTTTCAATTTATTTTATATCATTTTATTTGTAATTTTAATTCAATGTAGGTATTATGACCTTTCGTCTAACTCTCTTTCCGTCCCAAGATTCTGGTAAAAAACAAGCTCCCATATCCTCTTTTGTTTTGATATTCATTACAATCATAATTAATTTTTTAACTACTAAAAGGGGTCCTTTGTCATCTAATGTATATATTACTGTATATTTGGGTCCTAATGGAAGTCTTTTTACAAATTCCTTTACTTCCCATTTATCAATATATAATTTTGGATTATCAACTTCTAGAATATCATCATTTGCTAAAATAGTTTTAGTTATCGAAAGTTCCATTTCATCTCCCTAACCTATCTTTAAAATATTTTATAGTTTGTTCTAATCCGTCAGATAATGTAACTTTTGGTTCCCATTTTAATTTATCTTTAGCCATAGTTATATCAGGTCTACGTCGAATGGGGTCATCTCCAGGCAATGGTTTATAAATTATCTCTGATTTTGATTTTGTTAATTTTATTATTACTTGAGCCAACGTTTTTATATCTATTTCTATTGGATTACCTATATTTATAGGACCAGTAATATCATTGGTATTCATCATTTTTATAATACCTTCTATTGTATCATCTATAAAACAAAAAGAACGAGTTTGCCTTCCATCCCCATATATTGTGATAGGATCATTTTTTAAAGCTTGTAAAATAAAGTTAGATACCACTCTTCCATCTCCAGTGGCTAAATTAGGTCCATAAGTATTGAAAATTCTTACCACTTTGATAAAAAGTTTATGTTGTCTATAATAATCAAAGAATAAAGTTTCTGCACATCTTTTTCCTTCATCATAGCAAGATCGAATCCCTATAGGATTTACATTTCCCCAATAATCTTCATATTGAGGATGCCTCAAAGGATCTCCGTAAACTTCCGATGTAGATGCTTGAAGTATTTTAGCTTTTGTTCGTTTTGCTAATCCTAGCATATTTATTGCCCCATGAACTATTGTTTTAATAGTTTGAACAGGATCTTTTTGATAATAAATAGGAGAAGCAGGGGCAGCAAGATTATAAATTTCATCTACTTCAACATATAATGGAAAAGTTATATCGTGCCTTAATAATTCAAAATTAGGATTTGATAAAAGAGGAAGAATATTTTCTTTGGTGGATGAATAAAAATTATCTACACAAAGAACTTCATTTCCTTCATTTAATAATCTTTTACATAAATGAGAACCAAGAAATCCTGCTCCTCCAGTTACTAATATTTTTTTCAAAATAATAATCCTTTTTTTTCTTCAATAGCTCCTTCTTCTTTTCTTCCATAAATATTCATTCCATTTTTATCTTTATCCAAAATTATAATTTCTGGACTATCCTTCAAAGAAAAATATTGTCCTTTTCCATTCCAAATTTCTTTCATTCTATCGTAAGCCTCTGGTTGTCTAAATGTTATTTCCTCCATATCATCCCAACAAACCGAACCTTTTTCCATTATTATTTTACAAGCATGTTGAAAGGTGAATTCATAGGGAACGAATAACCCATCCACTCCGCAACAACTTTCACAAGAATTACTAAATGGAAAATTTACGAAATCAGGAGAAGAAGCGGGGACATTTTTACTTCTCAAAATATCTCTAAATTGTTTTCCTACGGGGGTCCAATTTTCATCTAGATTCTTTTCCAAAAGTTTGACGTAATTGAATCCCCGGCTTTCAAATTCTTTTTGAGCTATTTTGTAATTTGAAGTCCGATAATTAAAGAAACTAACATGTTTAGCTCCGGTACGGGATGCCATCTCGGCGTACCCTTCCAACATGTCTTCCTTCGAATTGATTCCCACTAGGATTGGTTCCCAACGTACAGCGGTCCAAATCCCTAGGTTGTTTAAAGTCTTGACTAGGGACCATCTCATAGATGCAGGGGGATTCCCCGGTTCTAATTTGTAATTGAGGGTATCACTACCCCCCATAATAGATACAATAACAGCTACATTCATATCTTTTAATAAATCAAGGTACCTATGCATTCCAATATAATGACTTTTAGTTTCTATGATCATAGGAACTTTATATTCTTTGAATAATTTGAGAACGGGGACTACTACATTATCTCTCATATCCTCTAGGCAGAATACTTCTGATTTACTTCCCATATTGAAAGGGAGTCCTCTACGAAGGCATTGAACGTGCCAATCTGTATATTGTTTATCAGAACCATAGGCTTTATCAAAAAGTTTCTTAAAATCTTCTGGATTACAAGCTCTGACTAAATCTCTTGACCATCCTTCGTAGTACCGTGTGTAAAGTCCTTCTTCCATTTCTCTACAAAAACAAAAATGACATGGAAAACTGCAGCCAGCAAAAATATCACCTCCAAATGCTTGGGGGCATACGAGGGAATCATTTCTAAATCCAACTATAGACCCAAATTTTAGTTCTCTAATATCTTTTTTCAAGATGTCATCTTTTCTTTCAACTCAGGTAGATCCTTTCTTTCTTTTAGACTAAAATTTCCCAAAACTTTTTGTAGACACCGTTTTTGATCTTCTGCTTCATCTACTGTCATTTCTGCGTTATAAATAGGAATAATTTTATCGCCCTTTAAATTAAATCCCACATTGTAAATCCAAATTTTATTGATATTGGGTGTTATATGAGAAGTTGGTTTTACTAGTGCCCCAGTCCCAACAAAACCATTAAGATATGTAATAACGTGGGCTATTTTTACACGAGAATAAAAATACTCTAATTCAATAAATAATGTATCTCTCTGTTTTTTAGTAATATTTTTATTCTTACAACTTTCGTTCCATATATTATAGGTGTCTAGACTAAATGGAAGTTTTCTATCCATTTATTGATTCTCCTTAATCCTAGTATTTTCTTTCATCAATACCCCACAGGAAGTTCAAATGGTGTAATTAAATCTTCGGGTATTTCAATATCATCGAATTGAGGAATATTGGCAGATGATTTTCGTATATATTCCAAATATCCCACTCTACTTGGATCAATATCTAATATTTTGGTAGCAGCTACGTCCATAACGTACATATCTTTTGTTGAAATTAAAATATTAGCTGGTTTAGGAATTCCGCATTGTTCCGAATATTCTGATCCTACGATACCATCTAAAACACAAGCAGCAACTCTATCTTTAATAAGAAAATATAAGTCATGAAGTCTTTTATGAAGAATATCACAACTTCCACGTGGGTGCATACTACCTTTTTGGGCCATCATGCCCATACAATTTTTGATAGATATCGTAGTTCCCGACATATTATGAACTTTCAATTTAGGAACATTTATGACGAAATCGCATTCCAACATAGTATTAGAAAATTTGGCCCCGAATAAGGATAAATATCCATCCCTACGGTAAAGGGTAAACTCATGAAACCGGGGTCCTTCCTGAAGTCCTATTAATTGTACTCCATATTTTTTAGATAATTGGTCATAACCAGACAATTTAATTGTATGCTCAAATTGGTCTTTAAATCCACAATCTCCTACTATTATATCATTAGCCCCTTCTCTTATCAAATATTCTATAACTAGAGAAACAACTTCAACTCTGGTAGTAGATGCTATATCCCATCGGGTGGGAGGACATACGAGGTTGGGTTTAATGAAAACTTTTTTACCACTACAATCTGGAAAGTATTTCCAAAATTCTTGGGATATATTTTCTAATTTTAAATTTGCGTAATCAGATTCTCTATGAAATTGGATCAATTACTACTCCCTTTTAAAAATATGGTGGTGGTGAGGGGATTACCACTTATTTCGGTCTTATCACCGAACACTGTTAAGTACCCCCGTCAAGGTTCCTCCGGGACATTCGTCCAAGAGCACCACCCCAAGATTATATTTCAGTTAACGGTGAACGATCCATTTGCTACTGTAATAATTTCCATCTTGCTGAGCAACGACACTCCGCATTTGGCTACTGCAGCGGATTCCTTAATATTACTTTTCCCTCCCTGATCTGCGTAAGACTGATCAGCAGCATTAACCAACTCCTCTAAAGTCCCCGTTTTCAACGAGAGAAGAGTATCCGCCAAAACTGTCCAACGACTAAATGACTTGGGAGCCGGGGGAACACGCTTGATTCTTTCTTTCTCCGGTTTTGGAGCTTTAGGAGCAGCCGGAGTTTTAGCGACAGTAGGAGCCGTGGGAGCAGGAGTTGCTGCTGTAGGAGTGGCAACGGGGGCTACGGGAGCGGCGGGGGCAGGGGTAGCTGCAGAACGCCCAACACGACGGGCTACGGGAGGGGGCGGGGGAGCAGGAGGTTCGGGTTCAGGTTCCGGTTCAGGTTCCGGCTCAGGAGTGATCGGAGCTTCCTCCACCGGAGTTTCCGGAGTTGATTCTTCCTGATCTAACCCCAACGTGGTAATAATATCGTTGTACATGTTGATAATATTTGCGTTCGATGACCCCGGAGCATCCCCTTCGGCCTTTTCCACTGCATCGAGATATGCCGGGATCAGCATCTCCTTTGAAATCTTGTCGGCGTTGTTAATCCCAATTTCAGTAGCACAAGCAATGAGCTTTGAATGTACGATTTTCTTCAAAAGTTTCGGATCGAATTTCATGTAGTTCTCCCTCCGTTCGGAATTTGTAAGACAACTACAATCTTCTACAGGAATAGCCACTATCTGATACTTCATCTCACCCACCCCTTCTGGCTTGGTTTCCCGTGTACTTATTACTACAGGAGCTAAGCCTAAATCAATATTATTTTTTATGAACAATTATTATACCTTTTGATTGATTATTTTAAATTTCTTCCTTTTCATTATCTGATGGGTAAATCATAGTATATCTCCTCTGTCTGGTTGATACGGAGAATTTTCCTTAGTAATAATATCAGGGGTCCCCCTTCTGTCAATTCTTCCCTTACCTATCAAATAACGAGTTAATACTTCTGTGTAAGTATGGGAAGATCGTACATTTCCCGTAACAACTTTATCAATTCCCCATCTATTAATCAAAGAATCTATTACTTTTTCGCACCATTCTCTGGCCCCTATTGGCATATTTAAACGTGGATGAAGTTCTCTAATTCTATCGTGAAGTCTATTAGCCCCTATAATAAAATCATTTTCTTCTTTTTGGTTAAACTCTCCACTCGCCCCTAATAAAATTTTATCACGATAAAATTCTTTTAACCATCTTGTATTTTCGGGGTTTTTCTCTTTTTCTTTTTTAACCATGAAAGTTACTGGTTCAGGTTCGTTTTCTAAACAATGTAAAAATTGACTTTTAATTGACGAGGCAAAACGATTGTAAAAGAAAGTACCTAACCCCAAATTTTTAAAAATTGATTTATTTACTGGTCGGTAATTCAGATTTGTAGCTATTAATTTATATTTATCTATCACCGAAATTATTTCTTCTTTTGAATAATTTTTATTATTAGTTAAACCCTCTCCTATAAAAAGTTTTCCATCTAATACTTTTTCTATGATAGAAACTATATCTGTAAATGTTTTTGTTGGTTTGGCGTAGCCTTGATTATTCCATGCCGGCATATGATGATGGGGTAAACCCGGCGAGGAATTCCAATAATTGATAATATCGAGAGTGTCTTTCCTATACCGTTGACGAGGGGTAACTTCAAATTCTATAGATATAGATTTATTTCTTTTAATTAAAGACTGGGTTGAATTTAAGCCTAAATTATGAACGTCGGTTTCACCTGCTTTTGGTGAAACCCCCGAATCTTTCGAGAGAAAAGATTCGTTAGAATCTTTTGGATCTAAAGATTCTGGTATAGGTTCAATAATTATAGGTTTACTTAAAGAGATTCCGCTTTGAACGGAATCCAGATTCCGCTTTGAACGGAATCCAGATTCCGCCCATTCTTGTATTTTATTACGATCAATTCTATACCAATTTTTGGCCGGTATCCCTTTTCGAGATACTTGAATAAAATTTAAATCTTGAAGTATTTTAGTGGAAGATGTTTGAACATCTTCGCTAAATCCAGTTCTATTTTTCAATAAACTTTGAAGCATATAAAAATACTCTCCGGGTTGTATTAATTCTTGTTTAATTAAGTAATTTTCCCAATCTATTAAGTCTCCTAAAATTATAGTAACGAAAGGACCTAATTTTATTAATACGGAACGGTTACAAGCTATGAAATTTGCAAATGGAATTTGAGATATATTCCTATTATTTTCCATTTTTATTCTCCTTAGCTATTTCCTCTTCACATTTCGATTCTAATTCCATAAATCGTATAAGCATTTCGTTACACGCTTGAACATTTATTTTGTAATAAATTTTATCGGTTTTTTTATCCCATATGAATTTAAGTATATCAGAATTTTCTAATTCATTTAGTATTTCTACGAGTTTTTCTTTGCCTATGAAAAGTAACCTCCCCGTCGTTTCTAACGATATAAAAGGCAAATCCCCAAATTTATTTGGGTAATGTCTTTTTATTTCGAACCAATAGTTATGATCTTGATTTAATAAACTAACAAAAGCTCCTTTTTCCAAACCGTAAAAATAAACAAAACCCCTATCAATTGTTATAAGCCCCCCACCAGCTATTATATGATCGACATATAGCTTCGATTTTACAAATTTTTTACTTAATTCTCCCCCACCTTCACTCATTATTTTATATAATCTAATAGATTTTGTATCACTCATCTTTCTTTCCCCCTTTATTTCCATCATAAAATACAAATTCTGTATCAATAATTGGCTGGCCCAATTCTAATTGTTGAAGCATCATCACTTGCCTTCGTTTGTTAAATCTTTTCCATCTATGCTCCAACACTCCAGTTCTCCATACTCCTTTTTCTTTTTCTTCAGGAGTTTGATCTAGAGACATCATTATATCTACATGAGCCAAAATATAAGCATTTACTCCGATATCACTTTCATCTTGTAAATCTTTGGTAAGGGCGGATCTTCCAGATCCTAACGATTGTGCTCCGGTTACTACTAACGCAGATCTGGATTGAGCCAATCGTTTATGAGCTTTAAATACATCGTCAACATCATGACGAGGATCATTAAATTTACGTTCTGATAAAATGATTGAAGCGTAGTCGGTGATTATAACGTCGGGTATAAATCCTTCAATTCTTTCTAATTCATCTAATTGATCTTCTACGTCCGACATTGTAGCGGAATAGGCAGGGAAGCTGATCATTCTGAGCAAGTCTTTACCGAACATTTTATTGAAACGTTTGATCTCTTTACGGGTATTAGGTAGGCTTAATTTAGGCCGATCTGCCACGAAGAACCACGTTGTAGCTAAGAAATTACCCCCTCCGGGTATCTTCCTACAGGCCGTACACGGTCGATACCTTCCGGGGGCTTTAGGGTCGAATTTAGGGGGGCGGGTTTCCCTATTCATACGTTCTAAATTATTGCAGGAATTATCTTGATTATTCAAACAATCAAAACTAGGATAAATATAACCTTGGTTTTCGTCTCCTTCTCCCATAACTCCTAATTCTTTATACATTCTGGTAGCTTGGTGCTTATCTTTCATTTCGAAAGAAAGCATAGCTACCCTTTTTCTAGACATCATAGCATCGAATGCGAAATTTTCTAGAATCCAGGTTTTTCCACGTTTTGCAGGCCCCATTACAGTTATTAACCATCCTCTATGAAGATCACCTAATAAATCTCCTAATTTACCTTTCATTCTAAATAGAGGAACTTCTTTTTCTTCAAAAACTGAATTTAAAAAATTAGGATCATCTAGTGGTTTAGACCATTTATAAGTGACTTCGTCAACTATCTTTTTTTTACTTTCATAGAATTTTTCAGCTTCTTCAGTTTTACCTATATCTAATAGAGCAGTAATACCTTCTGCAGTCCTTCTTAAATGCTGAGTCTTTAAATATTCCTTGCCTTTATCGATAATAAAATCATCGTTTACTCCGTCGGGTCCTCCTTCTGATAAATATTCCTCTGATAACTTAGCCAGGAATAATTCAATTTCTTCGTCTAGTCCCTGTTTGAGTTTTCCTTTTTCTGTTTCGTACAAATCTTTAATATGATTCTTTGGAGCAGATTTATATCGGTCAAAATAATCTAGAATCCATCGAACGATATTTTTGCTGACCTCTAGTTCGAATACGTTTGGATCAGCGAATGGAGCAAGATGTGTTATTACCTTGTCAGAAATGATCATTCCTGTAATGATACGTTTTTCTACTCCCTTATCAGAGCGGTGAATCCGTCTGAGCATAAAGCTATTTCTTGACGGCGTTCAGATTTAAGGAAAATCCTTCAGCGCCAAGAATGGGAATAAATCCTCCAGTACTGGCGATTATGTTAGTTTTCCCCGATTGAGATTTACCAAAATCTTGTTTTAAATCTACTTCAATGATGGGGATATTATCATTTTGTACTTCCATTATTATGTTTTTAATTTTAATTTTATTTTGATTCTCTAATTCTGCTATTCTTTCTTTAAGTTTCTGAATATCTTCGGTCATTTTTGATCTCCTTTTGGTTGGAAGGGTTGGATTAAACTAGGATCTCTTATGATATTCCAATGATTTCCTGCTCCCCAAAGTAATAGCTGAGGGGAGAATACTATACGCTCGGTCCTTTTCCAAGTAAACCACAAAATTGCTTGTAATTGATTCGGAAGTAATTTATGTTTTCTAGCTACTTTGAAAAATACTTCGGCCATTTCGTCGTATCTTTTTGGGGAAGATACTAATTTCAACTCTGCTACTTCTTTCATACGGTATCGTCTACCAGAATAAATGGAACACATATGCCCATCAAGTGTAATATATTTAGGGTCTTTGGGCAGCAAAATATTTAAGTAAAAATTTCTAGTTTTTGGTCCTGAAGTTTCTGCTAGGAAATCCTTATTTCCGATTAGGAATTCAATTGCTCTACTTTTACATTGATTATAAGTAGAAACTATAATTTTATTTGGAGGGATTTTATTTTTAATACCGATCATAATACTGACGAGGGACCGGATATTACCCATATAATCATTGTTGGGGGATAATGCAACGAATGCGGCTACTGTTGGGCAGAATCCGAATCCATGATAATTTGCTACATTTTTTAACATTTCATTATATCTATGGTAGGCTACTTTTCCTTCTTCTTTGTCGATGGAATCTGATAAAGAGTAAACTTTTTCTATGTTGATTGTTTTAGATTTCAAAAGAAAAGCCCTGCTAATTCTTTCTTTATGTTTTTTTCTATCTTTAAAATTGCATTATTTTGTTTTATCAACGATTTGATAATAGCGGGTCTAGCCCAATTTCTTTGGAATTTGGACCATTCTTTGTTTTTATCTCCTTTTTCATTTTTATATAACATACCCATTGGTAAAAACCCTGCCTTGACCGTTTTAAATAGCCTATTTTCTGCTTTTTGTATAGTATCGTTAGGAAATCCTATTAAAACAAAACATCTGAGTTGATTGAAAGTAAACCCTGCTTCTTTCAGCATGCTCCCCGCTTTGATTAAAGATTCATATTTTTCCTCCGTATCGTATGCAAAGAATATTTGAGAAGGATTGGCTTTTATGAGTAGATCTACTATCCATGGTTTTAATTTAGTTGCTTCTAATCCTCCAGTAAATTCTGGTCGATGATTTTGGCGTGAAAGCATTAAAAAGACATTTCTAATATGATTTTCTGAGCAAGCTAATAGGTTATCATCTAGTATATTCCAACCATCTTTTATTTCTAATTCCCTGATATTTCCTTCTCTTTTCCAAACAGAACAAAACCAACATTTATTTGGGCATCCTCTAGATGTAATGACATATCCTAATTTTAAATATTTACCAGGGATAAATTCTTCCCCTTTATTTCCTAATGCAGGACCACCAATATTTATAGGAGCAACATCTTTCCAACTTTTTTCTAAAATTTCTATTAATTTTAGGTCCCAAGTAAAAGTAAAGGATATCTCCACTTTTTTTATTTCTGGTAATAGTAACCCAGGTGGTCCGAAGAATGCCAAGGAATCATCTGGGGATGCTTTAGTTTTTCTAGGGAATACTCTTGCTATAGTCATTGCAAGGATCTCATCAATTCTTTCCCTTGTTCAACAGTTAACTCTCCGGGGTCTTTAACTCCATTTAATTCAATTACTTCCGATTCAGTCCACCAAATTTGTTCTGATAACTTCTTTGCAGATTTCTGAGCAATCTCCTCCGAATCGAACAAGATAAATATCTTACTACCGTTTAATTCTCTTAGTAGTTTCACTTGCGAAGCTGTCCATTGAGTTCCAAAAGTAGCTACAGATCCTGCTCCTAATCGGATCTGATCAAGAGGTCCCTCGACAACGACTATGTTTTTTCCAGGGGGAGTTTCATCGAATCCAAATAAAGTTTCTTTTGCTGGAAATATACTTTTTTCCTCTTCCAAATTTCGATATTTTATTTTTGATCTATTAGTTAGGTCTCTGCCGATCCAAGTTACTAATCGTCCTCTGAGAGTTATTGGTAGAATTAATCGAAACTTGAAATCCCCTACGTGTCCGCCATAATAAAGTTCTCTACTTCTTATTACAGATTCTGGGTCGAATCCACGTTTAGCTAAAAATTTTATTACTATATCAGGAATAGTAGGCCAAGATAATTTAACGTAATTTTTTGGTATTTCTAATTTAGTAATTCCTGATTTACTTTCTTCTGAATATTCTATTAATGATAGTCTACTAGGATTTTGATATTTCTCCATTACCTCCAGAGTTTCCGGAAAAGTTACATGGTTTTCTAAAATTTTAATTAATTTGGATATGCTTCCTTTTGTAGAACATTTCCAGCAACTGATGAAATTTGAGGTAATATTAATGCCTAAATGCTCTCCAGTATCTGAGCAGAAAGGGCACGCTACGCCTAACCATCCACGTTCTTGTCGGGAAGAATTAAATGGTATTCCCCTATCATTTAAATAGGGAATAACATCAAAAAGCATTATGGTTAAATTATTCACTATTTTAAATCAAAAAGATTTTCAATTTCTTTTAGTACTTCATAAGGAGGACATTTAATTGATTTTATTAATTTATCAGAATGGCCATGTTCAGATCCTCCGTAACGATGATATAATTCTAACCTGTAGTTTGTCTTCATTTTATCAATAGTAATTTCTATTACTTTTCTACTTTTCATAGTTTTTTCCATTTGATTATTCTTCCTTTCTTTTCATTATTCCTACAGATTCTAAATCAAATAAATAGATGGTTCTCTCTGGAAGGTATTTAATTATTTTGAAGTTTTTTCCAAAACATTTAAATGAAATTAGTTTTCCATTTGGATCTCTTTTTATATTTATTGCTAAAGGTAAAAGTATTTCAGCATCTGTTGGATTTATTACTCCATCTTTCATATTTGGATAGGGTTCTGGGGGAATGTTTTTATTTATTTTCTCCCAAAGATCTGTAATATCTTTCATAGATAAATTACCTATTGGCGGTGGTGTGCTATAGGTATTAGCAGTTAATTCTCCAAAAAGTTCATTTTCTATTTTATCCAATAAAATTTTTGTTCTTTCTTTTTTCATCCATTCCTTAGTGGTTATTTCTATGGCTCCGTGCTCTACGGCTATTTTTCTTCTTTTTGGGGTAAGATCATAATGAGGATATTTTTCATCTTGAAACCATTCTCTTTTCATTTCTATTCTATTTGCGAATCTATGTAATTCTTCCAAATATCCGTCAGTAAACATATGACAATTTAGGGTAACTCTCCCTCGTAGACGCCAACCATGGTTTTTTAATTCATCGACGTAGATCATATAGCATTTAATTTTTCTTTGAATTCTTTTAATATTTTTTCAAATTCTTCTTTACTCGATTTATATTTTCCTTCACCTAAGAAGTAATCTGCATCTCCATTTACTAAACTATTCTCTATTTCTAATTCATATGAAATTTCATTATTTCTACATCTAATATCTTTATGGAGACTAATATGATTTCTTTCTGATAATCTTTTGGTATAAATATTTGCCTCATAATCATCTCCGCTACAATCATGTCTCATATAAATGGGAAATTCTATATCTACCTCTATTTCTTTTTCAATTTTAGTTTTTAATTTAATTTTCATTTTTTCCTTCTTTAATTTATTTTTTCCCACTTATTGCATATTGCATCATAACTTGAATCTTTATAAGTTTTTTCGCACATACCAATAAGAGGGGTTCTATCAAGATTAATTCTCCAGTGTTTACAACAAATGCAAGAAGTAACGGGGATAATTTTTGATATAAGTTCTTTGCTTTGTTGAATTGGAGAAATTCCCCATATTATTTCCTTGTCCACTTGTTTAAAAAATAATTCAGTTACTTTATTTTTCATCCATTCTATATATTTTAATACTTCTTCTTCAGTGCAATTAGGAATATTAAAAGTTTGGAATGTGCTAATTATTGTTTCATCTCCATCCTTATCTCCTTTATCAAAGTATTTAAATTCATCAGAATCTTTCATTTTTGTTATTCTTACCTTCACATAATCTGCAGTATCTGTAAAGTTTTTCAGCTTCTTTTCTAGTTATAATTTTTTTGTAATCTGGATGTGCTCTTCTAAATGAAGGGCAATCAGCATTTGTATGAAATTTTACATCTTTTATATATGTTAGAGGGTGTCGGGCTATAAATACTTTTTCAGATTCCATTACTCTTCTCCTATCGGGGTTCGACATGAGGGAGGCAATCCAGAACAATTACATTTATAAGTTAATAAACATTCCCCATCATCAGAATGGTATCCTTCATGATGGCCGCATGGACACATCTTTGGTCCATTTTTATAGCACCATGATGGAACATAGGGAGTATCGTTTGACGGACCACGACTACTTTGACTTACTGGACCAGGCATTTTATTCCCTCCAATCTACTCACCGCCAAAAATTATCAACGATGCTCCTCCATATATTATTGCCAACACCCCTATTGTTATATACGTTGCCGCTGCACCAGTTTCATTTCCTGATATTGGCATACGAGATACCAATAATATTACTCCAAGAAGTATAATGGCGAGTCCTTGGCATCTAATTAGCATTTCCCTTCCTCCTTCACCGAGGGCGGGGTTATTGCTTCGTAGTTGTCATCGGAATCTTCCCGCGAACAATCCCCCCGGCGTAGGTGATCTTCACAGAATCGGCGGTACGCGATCCCATAGAGATCATCCTTGTCGAGTTTATGCCCTCGGTCAGAAAACTCTTGCTTGATCGCGTAGGTGATTAAGGCGGGCTTGCCACATGAGGGCTGGTCGCATAAATCTTTTTCAAGGGCGATAACTTTATCTGGAATAGGTTCCTGCGCCAACATCCACTCGTTCCCTAAGAATAGGATAGCCGTATTCATATCCCTAGTCGTGTAATCATGAACTAAGTGTCCCTTGAACCAAAATTCGACGCGGACACTCTGCCGCCATTCGTCTCCCGATAGGCCACTCGTTTTGTAGCGTGGAACAATTTGCATAGTAATGTGGTCGAATGCTTCCCATCCTGACAACCTCTTATGGTACGAATTGTTAATCATCCTCACTCCCTCCCCTCCCCATTCAGTCTCCCCGCCAGCCACTCCGCGTACCGTAACCGCTCGGCCCTGTTCCTGAAATCCCCGTTCACGGTGAGCGCAACATCGTGGTGGAAGTCGCCGGACTCCACGTACACTCCCCGCGTTTCTTCATCGTAGCGGAAGGTCCAGGGGCCGATGTCCATCATCCTTCACCGAGGGCGGGGTTCTATTTGCGTACAGCCAGGTACCTTTTAATGGCCCGGTCCTGATTATCCATTACGGATTCTAATTTATATATAACGGCCATACTCCTTGCAATGGTGTAACTTTGATTCTTTATTACATTATCCTGAAAGACAATGGTCTTGGTTTGTATAGTTATCGTCTCGCGCAATTCCCTGATGGATAACTGTTGAAAAACAATTGATATTATCATCAAAACGACAATCCCTACCAAGTATATCCTGATTGTCAATTCTCCCCCTCCTTCAGCGAGCGTAGGGCGGCTAGTTCATCAATATGTTTTTGAACTATATTCCGTTGCCATTCATTACGAACGGCGGCAGAAGGATACTCTTCTGCGTCTCCCTCCCAAAATATATATATCCCTTTTGTTTTTGCCTCAAGTATGAAGCATTCCATGCAAAGTAAATTTTTCTTTGTGACTTTATCCCATAGTTCATCTGTTACGCGATAAACATCGTCATATCCTTCACCGCATATTTGGCAATGTTCCCTCTCTAGATTCGTATCCAAGTTCATTTTCCTCCCGTGGTCCCCACGATATAGAATTGCTTCTTTCCCATTGCTATTTTTTCTTTTTTATTTGGATCGTTATATCTTATTTGTACAATAATTCCGTTTCCATTTTTATCTGCATTGGGAATGTAAATTCCAATAGATCTATCGGGATTGGGTATTTCATAGATAGGCTTCATCCCTGCTTTTTTCATTAAAGCAGCAAGGGGGCATTTCTTATGGTGGCCTATTGTATCCGTCCACCAATCCATATTTGGCTTATGGCCATGGCATAGTTCACATTGCCCGTTGCCCATACTCCACTCGAAATCTTCAATGGTCTTATGATCAATCTCGTCTTTACTAAGCCAGTTTAATCTGTTTTTATTTTTACGTATCATCTTTTATTTCTCCTTTCTTTTCACCCATCGTTTTTGTTTCATTATTTTCCTAGTTTTCAAATTGATTCTATCGAAACGTATTCCAAGTAAATTACAAACCCCTATTCCTATTGGACCCCCAAATATTCCTTCTGTTCCCTTGGTATCTTTCTCACAATCATAGCACCAGATATGATCTATGTATTCGCTCCAAGTTGTATTAGTTCCCTGGCATAGATCGCAAGTAATTTCATATATAATTGGTTTTTGGGCATAGCACCAAGTTCGTTTTCTCATATATTTTAGAATTCCTCGCTTCCAAACCATTTTTCAGAAAAATAAAGTACCAATCTTTCTGAAAAATGGTCTTTGATGTACCGATGCGATGGATCCCAAATATCAACTAAAATAACATCTTCTTTGATACCTTCCACTGTACGAAGTCCTCGCCCGATACTTTGTAAAGTTAAAATTTCACTTTTTCCTCCAGCTGCGTTTATGATTGCTCCCAAGGTAGGAATATCTACTCCTTCTTTCCATACTGCATCAGCAATTACTACATCTACTTTTTTACTATTCAAATCCTCTTTGATAATTTTACGGGCGGTTCCTGGTATTTTACTCCATACAAATTCAATTTTTAAATGAGGAAATAATCTACGGGCCATATCAAGAATATTATTACCATGCTGAACAATAGTTACCAATATCAGTACCGTTCTACCCGCTTTCACTAAATTATCAGCTGTTTGTAAAACTAATTTATGTCTACGACTATTGAAAGTAACGGCAAATTTATATACTTCTTGGTATGATTTTGCTTCTCTAGCGGCTAGTGTTATAGGCAACTTTTTTAAAATAATTTTTATTTTAGCCAATCTATCTACCTCAGAAATCTTTTTTCTTGATATAACTGGTCCTATGTAACCTTCCAAAGCAAATTTCGCTTCCTCTATATATGGTAGTGTAGCGGTAAACCCCAGTCTAATGGGGGCATTGATAACTGAAAGTACTCTTGCGTATGTTCCTCCTTTTCCAGTATCGAACGGAGGAGCAAGGGAACTCAGGTGGTGTGATTCGTCCGTGATTACAATATCTATCGAATTAAACCACTCCTTCTCTATTTCTACAGATTTTACTAGAGATTGCACCGTAGCGACAGTTATACGTTTTGGGTTATCTATTCCGGCTCCGATTATTCCCACTTCTCCGGGGAAAAATTCTTTTGCTTTATCAGAAGTTTGAAAAAGTAAATCTTGAGAGTTTACAATTATTAACGCTCGGGATTTTGGAAATAAGGATAGAAATGATAGGAATATAATTGTCTTCCCACTGCCGGTAGGATACGCGATAACCCCCCTAGTATAGTACACAGCATTCTGTACGGCTTCCACTTGTATTTGATCTAAATTGTATCCCCTAGGTAAGGGGGTGTTCTTAATTTTTTCGTCCGTGATATCGTAATATTCTTTTGGTAGGGAGGGGGGAGGATGTACTATTTCAAGAGGAATATTTCTTGATTTGCAGTATTCTTCTATACGAGTGATAAATCCAGTAAGGAACTGACCCTTTTTAACTAACGGCTTAACATATGATTTTTCAATTTTTCTGTATGCAGTTTGTTTGAAATAAACTTGTTTATAACATAAGAAACTGGCAAGTATTTCAGCATCTTCTTTAGTGGTAACTTTACTAAAAATATTATTGATAATTATTATTTTCAAGTTATATTTTTCCTTCTAGGTATAAATTCAGGTAGTGCTTTTTTAATTTCAGTATCAATCGCCAAGGGATCTTTCTGAATTCCTTCTAGAAAATTGTTTATTTTCAAAGCGGCATTTTCAATACTTTTAACAAGCGAGACTAAAAATTCTTCACGTTCCTTAGTATATGGAACTACGGCGGAATGGGATTCCCTATCAGAAGAAAGTTCTCCACGTATATAATGATTATCTTCGTCAAATAGTCTTTCACCAATTTTATAACAAATTTCATAATTTATTCCAAGTGTAGGACTAACATCACAAAATGAAATATTATCTCTACTTAAAATACAATATCCATCATCTCCTTTTAGGAATACTTTCATAGATACATTTATTAAAATAACTTTTTCCCTAGTAGTAGTTTTAATGAAATCTAGGCATCGTATTATTAAATTTCCCCAATTAGTATTGGCTTCTTCTAATGTTTTGGCATAAATTCTGTTATTTCTATCATCGTAAGGAATAGGACGATGGTGTTCTCCCCATTGTCTATATACAGATTTAGCGATCTCCTTTAAATGTTCTGGAAATGTTAAATAAAACTCCCCTGATGAATTATTAACACTAGTGGTACGAGTATATTTGATGTATTTAATTCCATCTATATCGGGAACTTCTTTTATATTTTTGCTAATAATGGGCATTATTTAAATTCTTTATCGTACATAATACACCATTTTCCACTTTCATTAACAAAGTTTACCAATCCATGTCTAAATAAAGAGCAATAGAATATTTTATATATCCATTTAGATATTTTCATTTGTAGTCCAAAATATTATTTACTTTTCGTATCACTAATAATGCAATATCACAAGGTCCATCTCCACAGGGTTCTTCTGAATGAAAACAAGTACTTCTTATTTTTTCTACTTTGGATTTTATGTTTTCTTTTCCTTTTTGATATCCCCAATACCATACTAAGTTTAGCAGTAACAATAATAAAATTCCGAAAATTGCTATTTCTATAGAATTATTCATTTTACGATCCCACTATTTCGTTAGTTCCTTCCCATACAAATTCATTTACTGGGAGATGTTTTCCACATCCGCAACAGAAAGTACCGCCATAAAATTTGGTGTCTCTTGCATAGGTTTCAGCAATGGCTTGGCCCATAGTTGTAACCGTATTACAACCCCCATTCAATTGTTCTTTTGTATAAAAACGTCCGGTGACGGGAGATTCACTATCTGGATATATTTCAAATGCAACATAATTCCATTGTTTATGACGTTCCTTTTCTTCCTCGGTTAAATCTCGTATGGGGTATTTGGGCGGATTGCCTACATGTCGATAGCTACGGCGTACTGGCCTAACAAATCCCTTTGCACGTTCCTCTTCAGAAAGAACTATATATCCTTTCTGTTGGCCGGTATTGGGATTGATTTCTTTATGGTTAGAGGTAACAGGACTTCCATCAGATAGAGTTACTTTTGGTTCATCGTTCATGATTTTTTCCTCATTTCAAATTTAAATACTTTATTTATAATGCTAAAAGCTACCATATCATTCCCAGTATCATCCATTTCTTCCATAGGGATATTAACGGTTCCTGATAATTTTTCTAATCTTTTCAACATAACTATGATAAGTTGGTCTTTAAAATCATCTAATATCTCGGCGTGTTCTGGCGCGTCCCCTCTGGCTAAATCAATCCCTTTTCCCACGGTATTCTCCTTTATTGAATATCTTTTTTGAAGGACTCTTCGTACATTATTTTTGTATCTCTTGCGGCAAATTCAATCCAATTATCAGCTTTTAGAAAGCAGATGGGGCATCTCTCTGTTCCATCCTCGTTGTCTATTAAAACTTCTAATCCTGCTATTTCCATAGCATTACCTAAAATCATATTATGAGCAGTCATAAGGGGATCAAAGTTTTCTAATGATGGATTTTCCATTGATTTTATTGTTTTTTCCACAGCTTCCTTACCAGAAGTCGGTACAAGATCATATAGTCCAATTTCTTTGATTTTATCTTTCA